CAACTAATTCTTGTTGCAATGGCTGGGAAAGTGATACTTCCTGTAGCAAGTGCAACGTCATTCATAAATACTAGCTTGCCCACTGGAAGATCCGTGGCGCGGGGCTTGAACGGACCAACTTTCTTAGCAAATACTTCGGTGTCTGCTGATGAACCAGATGCAATGTCGAAGCCCTTGTAACGAACAGGGCCGACAACACCAAACGGAAGCACGGTAGTGCTAACACCGTTGTTGTCCACATCCTCGTTCATGATAACACGAACATACTCAGAGCGGTTAGGATAGTCACCGAACTCACGGTATCTTTGCTCACCGTCGTCCCACTCAACAATAGTGTTACCGATTTGTCGTGCAACGTAGTTTACACTATTTGGGTTCAAGTTACAGCTTGAGTAACGCTCGATAACAGTAGGATTAAGGTCGGAATCATCTGCTCGACGAAGAACAACATCGAAAGTTCCGTATGGGATGTTCTCGTTGCTTGAAGCTTTCACATTGTCGATTGAAATCTTGACGTTGTTCTGCAACCAAGCACCGTGGCCGTTGATTCCAACAAACTTGAATAGCTTTTGCTGAGCGTTGTAATCATAAGAACCAGATGCTGCGTCGAGGTTCTGAGCGAAGAACCATCCTGAGTGAGCATCACGGTAAGGAATTCTTTGATTCTCGTGTGCGAATGTACCTGTAGCAACAGCTAGGATAGTACCATATAGTTTATTGTCATCTAGAGAAAGTCTCTCGATCTGCCCTTCGAAAGTCTCACCCAACCAGTATGTCTTAAGGTTGGTTGCAGTTGCAATGGCTGAGTTAACTGACTGTGGGTTGGTGCTAAATACGTTTCGAATGAAATCGTTGCTGGTCTCTTTCAAGGAGAAAGTGGCAGTCTTAACAATGTTGCCGTCTTTGTTTAAAATCTCTGCCTTGAATTTGTTGTTAGCATCTTGCTCGAAGACAGTGCCGATAGAAGCTGTAGTTACACCGGTCTGTCCGCCAACATTACCAGAAAGACGAATAGCTCCTGAGTCTAGATACCAAACAGCAGCAAGAGTTCCCGGCTGCTTGACAGTAAGGCTTGCGGCGCCTGATTGGTAGACATAAAGACCGAAAGCACCACCGTTGTCGGCAGGGTCTGCGTCGGCTGAGCCTGAGGTGTCCCAACCAGCGAGACCGCCATTAGCTGCTGTAGCCTCCGGTGACTCTGTTCCCATTAGACGAATAAAGGTAACGGGACCAACGCCTGCTCTTAAGTAAGCCTGTGCTGCGTAGCCACCGTAAGTTGGTGAGGAGTAATTGCCATCGCGCCACACGTCGCCTTGGCCTCCGTATCCAGAAATGGGGTAACCAAACTTTTCAACGAACTCTGAGAATGAGCTTACCTTGACTGGTGTCATTCCGGGTCCGCGCTCGGCACGTCCAATGATAACCGGCCCTTCATTATCTGGTAGGGCAGGAACTAGTGATTGATCAATTTCGTTTAAGAAGATTCCGGGTGATACAAACCTGAACTTTCTGGCATCAAACTCTGACATCTATATTCTCCTCAATACAGCTATTTGCTTTTTAGCCTTTCTACAAGAGTAAATAGTATTCTATAAGGGCAAAAACCTTTTACTCTCTATAAAATCCTTTACCTTCTTCGTCTTCACTCAAGAAAGTATTAATGTCCCCCAGAATAACTCTTTCTCTGGGGATCTTAACGTCTACAACGTTTTCGACAACTGTGAGCTTTGGCTTTTCATCATTTGAGCCTTCACCCATTAAATAACCTAAGATTCTTAATTGTATTTCTGTTTCATATGTTCTTTCTTCTTCGCCCAACTCAGCAACATTATTAGATTGAGCGAAGTCATCTTCGACAAATCCTTCAAAACGATGACCTTCGTGAGAAATAAAGAAATTATTAATTTGCCCTGTCTTCGTGACAAAAGGTTGAAAAACATCGTTCATCTGCTGTAAGTATTCGGTTCGAATCTTAACAGAATACATTGACTTAACATAAACTGGAATCGGCTGGTAAATGGTCTCGTACACAACCCTGCTTGGGTCGGTAGCCTTGCTTGGAAAGTTTACCTGTCCATTACCAACCCCTTGGTTTGGCCCATACTTTCTTGCTGACCAAGCATTCTTAAAATTAGAAGTTTTACCTTGGTTTATTCTTCTTGCGGCTGGAATATTGACTCTTCTAGCTCTGTGGTAAGACTTACCAGAGTCTGGTATATGGGCCTGAAAGGTGCCTTTAAATGTTGGGTCTTTGGTGACTGATGTTCTTTCCACTGTCATGAGAGGCAATCTCAGAGCCCCATTAGAGTCTCTAAGGTCTTTATCGTTCTTAATTTGGAATGCTCTCTCGGCTGAAACCCAGAGAACAGGGACTTTAGTTCTTCCTTTGTTTGTGGTGACGTGAAGATCTAACTCCTCGTCAAGGAAAGTGAAAAGCGCACGGTCAATGGTTTCAAGAGTCGAAGGCATAAATTGAATTTCTTGCAGCTTGCCTTCAACCCCTTTAATTTCTGTATAACCATAATCTTTTTTACCGGGCATCGAATAGTCCCTCGCGTGCCTTAATGCACTTAGCAGATATTTCAAGTCTGTGATCTATCTGGCCAAAGAGTTGTCTTGGCTCTGATAGGGTCACGATTTCATAGTGAAGATCACCATAAAGAACAAAGTCGCCTTCTCGCACAAAAAGATCTTGGTCTTCTGTTAATCTGCGTTTATGAAAGTGTACTGTAATACTTGATTCTTTGTCTAGACCAATATTGGTGCTATACTTTGTATTGATTCCATCAAATTCAACAAGAGCGTGAACGCGGATAGGAGGAAGAAAGTTCTTTCTTATAGCCTCCCCATAAATGTCATGGTAGTTTGTTCTTTCAATGTCAAGAGGATAATATGCAATAGTCTGCCCAATGACTCGCTCAATAAGCTCATCATTAACTTGCTTTACAAGATCTCTTTCCTTCTTTCCTGTAAACAGGGGAGGAGGTGGAGCATCTGGTTGTGACCATTTATTCTTCGTTGACATTCAGTTACCCCTGATAAATTAGCATTGGAATCTCACTCTGGACCTTATCAATTGCCTCGACCATTTCAGCGTCTTGCTGAGCAAGGGCCTTATAAGTCATTTCATCGAGGATTGTCTTGAGTTCATCCTTAAGGGCATCCTGCTCCTTCTCTGCCTGAGATAAAAGATCTGATGCATTTAGACTTACATTGTCTCCGGGGATTGGAATGGAATTACCAAACTTACCACGGATTTGTCCTAGCATCTCTTTACATAGGGCCAGAGCATATCTTCTAATCCAGTGCTTACCAATTGAGTTGATATTCTTATAAGGAATGTTTTCAAATGGCAACGTGTTCATATTATTGATTCCGTCAACACCTGTTTCCTTATTCGCGTCTTCTGACCAAGGATCTGTATCAATTGTAAAGTTAATCCAGACATTAGCCGTAAATCTTCCATCTGGAATTGGGAAGATTCTTAATCTATTATTATGAATTTCATAAGAGAAGTGACTAAGCCTTGTGTAAATATGATCTTCATATGCCATGGCCTGCATCTTGTTCTGCCAAGCTGGGATAATCTCAAAGGTCGAGTCGTCAGAATATTGCCCATAATAGTTCAAGTTGCCAACAACGTTGAGACCTCCGTAATATCCATAGAACCTCCACATAGCTGCTGGGCTCTTATAAAACACTTTTTCAATTCTTATCTTTTTGTTGCCCACAAGTCCAGCGTAATCTACTGGTCCTCCAGCACCCTGATCTTCGTTAAGATTAGCTGCACTGGAAATTATAGTTTGAATGTCATAATCCTGAACAGAAGCAGTGGTTGCGAAAGAAGCAGAATACATAGTTCTGTTTCCTCCCACGTTTGCCTCTCCAGCAAATGCATCTCCGATCCTTCTGGCATATCTAAGCTCATATCTAGGATAAGCAAGGTTTGCAGATGAACCTGAGGCTCCACCACCGGTCATCTGACCATCATGGTCAAACGTGCCCGTAGCAAAGCCTAGAAGGCTGTTTAGAACGTTCTTAGCCTGATGCTTGTTGATATGGTAGGAATACTCTAGGACAGCCTCCTCGTATGCAGCATAGACGTTACCGGGGGTGATCTCAATATCAAGAACATCTCCACCAAGCTTTTTGTAGGTATAAGTAACTTGATCTGCTGCGCCCGATATGAAGTTCTCATCATACAAGGCTGATGTTGAGTCTGCGTAAAGAGCAAAAGGATAATGTATAGTATTGCCAGCACCATTACCTGTTGTAGCGGTACTACCAGTAGAAGTCAATATAACTTTGCTAGTAACACTAGCAGGTGTAAGTGTAGGCTTAGCCATTAGTTATTATTCCTTTGTGGTCTTAGTGGTCTTTTTAACTCTCTTAGCTTTTGGCTTTGGCTTTGGCTTTACAGCCTTCTCGACTACAGGAGCCTTTTCCTCAACAACTGGAGCCTCTGCTTGCTTGCGGGCTGCTGCTGCCTTTAGTCTAAGTGCCTTTTTCTTTCTGATATTCATTGAATCAGCCTCCTTCTTATATAAGTAGTTTTTAAATAAACAAAAGCCCCGGCCTTACTAGAAGACCGAGGCTTGATTACTATTTTAGTAATCTGTTAGTTATCAGCTTGCGCCAGACTCACCGAGGAGACCGCGACAGATGACAAGACCGTACATGTCAGGACGCACCATCTTCTTAGCGTACCGGGTCATGACACCCTTGCGAGGCACGAAGTCCTCAGTACCGAAGATAGTAGGAGTGACCTGTAGTGGGACGTAAGGAGCGTAAACGAAGCCGCTCTCAAGGAAGCTACCACCCTTACGGCCAACAAGAACAACGTTCCGTGGGAAGTAAGGATCGACGTACACGTCGAACTTCTTGGAGAGTGAACCAACGTTAACAGCACCAACAGTGCCACGGTCAGCATCAGCAGTGACGCTTGCACGGAAGCCAGCGGTGAACTCAAGGATGTTAGCAACTTCAGGTCCGCAGACGACGAAGTTAGCCCCACCCCGTAGAGTCTTACGGTGGATCTGAGCAGAGACATCATTGATGGTCTCGATTAGGGTCTCGTACCACTCGGAGACAGTACCGGTGAAGTCAGGAGCGGCAGCGCCAGCACCAACCTCAACGCCAGTCTCGCGATCAACGAAGAGACCGGGTGAACGTGACCAGTAGAATGTACCGGCAGTTGCACCGTTGATGAGATCGCCAAGGATCTCGCGGTCAATCTCAAGAGCAATTTGCTCTGAGAGGATTGAAGTTAGCTCAACCTCGGCGTCGAGGTTGTGGTAAGCATTCAAGTCCTGACCAAGCTCTGGTGACCACTTAGCCTTGAGCTTACGAGTCTGAGCTGTAACAGCAACACTGTCAACCTTGATGTCAATCTCAGGGATTGCATTCTTATCAAGGCTTGAGCCTGCGTTACCAGTTCCGAACCGTGGCTCCTCAAGACCCCAAGTATCTGAACCAACAACAGCACCGATAGCCCCACCAGCATCGAAATCATCAATGATTGGTAGAGTGACAGCAGCAGGAGCAGTCAATGAAGCTGAGACCTGTGTTGCGGTACGAGTTGGGTGCGTAGCAACAAAGATGACACGAGTGCTATCAGTCGGGTCGATCTGAGTTAGGCGACGAACCTGAGTCGCGTCTGAAATACCAGTGATAACGATGTTCGGGAGAAGATCGGCATCAAAGATACGGTCAGTGGTGCTAAGAGCTGACTTAGCAATTGAAGCAACAGCGAACTGTGAACCACTTGCAAGGTCGGCGTCGAAGCGGAGCAAACGAGTAATCTCGTAAGCATCAGTTGACTTAGAACCATCATCGAAGAGTGGCACGCCACCAGCGGTGATAGAACCAGAAACCTTAACATTTCCAGCACCGAAGTCAACTGCAACGGAAGCAGTTGGGAGTGAGTAACCAGCAGCCATGTTGTAGAGACCGCCGCCTTCCTCAGTAATGTCGGAGACACCACCGGTTAGCTGGCTGGCAACAACACCACCACCGTACACAGACTCACCTGCGCCGTATCCAAGCTTACCTTCTTGATAGGTAAAGTCGAGGAAGAAAATGAGACCTGATGGGAGACTCATTGGTTGAACGCTAACAAGGTCGTTAGCGAGTAGGCCGCCGAAAACGCGACGGACTAGTGGGAATGCGACTGAAGCAAAGCCTTCAACGTCGCCAGCGGCCATAGAAGAAGCCTCTTTTAGAAGCTGCTTGGCTTGGTTTTCGAGAAGACGTGCCATACCATTTTTGGTAACGTCACTGTCAAGACCTTCGAGAAGACCGGTCTTTTCCCACTTAGAAAGAAGTGCATCACCTTCCTTGCGGAGATCGCGGTTCACGATGCCTTCAGTCAATTTATTTAATACAGACATAATAATCACCTCCTTTTCGTATTAAACTATGGATTATTCTGCTTTAGCAATACCTGCCAATCTTTGGAACCGATTCTTCAAGACGCTTTCGCGGCTTGCTCTTTCAGTTCTTCGTCTTGGCATAGTTAGTGAAGGTTTTCTGATAGCTTCGCTCAGTGATTGTGGCTTTGAAGCACCAGCTTCGCCCACTGCGCTTTGAAGGGTCTCAAAGATGACCTTCGCCTCTTCAACAGAATCAGCCTTACGAATAGATTCGACAACTTTTGACTTTTGTCGCTCATTCAGGGAGGCGCTATTCAGTGCCTGATTCATATAGAGAAGTTTTGCATTTTCCAAGAGGGTTTCTTCAACCTTCTCTTTCAATGCGGAAACAGTTTCACCAAGCTTTTCATTTTGCTTAGTGAGTGATTCGTTTGTGATGGTAAGACGGTCGTGGGCATCCTGAAGCGCTTTAATTTGCTCTTGGGCCTCAGTTCCGGCACGTCTTGCCAATTCCATTTCTTCAGCGTGTTGCATCTCGCCTTGTGGAGTTGCAAGCCAGCCAGTCTTAACTGGCATCATGTCAACAATAAGTTCTTCGACCAACTCTTCGATCATGGACTCATCAAAGTCAACACTCTCTTCGATTTGTGTCTCTTCCTCGGTCACAATTTCAATTTCTTCGTCAATCTCAATTTCTACTTCTTCCTGAAGAGCTTCAGGAGCACCCATTGCCATAGCCAACTCTTCTTGTTCCATTGGCTCTTCGTCTTCTGCGTCCATATCGTCAAGAGCTTGCTTTAGAACATCAAGGTTCAAAGAAACCATCTCTTCGTCTTCAGGACAAGGACAAAGCTTTTCGCCACCTGCGGGTGCTGGTGGGATCTCTGCGACCATCATGGGCTCTTCTCCCATCTCTAGCTCGTCAGTAAACATTTCTTCTTGCTCTAGAAGAGTCTCTACTGCGACACGGACTTCGCTTCCATACTTCTCTAGGATAGCAGTCTCTGCATTCTTTAGTGCAGCGTCTCGTAGGGCCTGAGCATCAATAATAGCTTGTTCTAAAATAGTTGACATATTGTTTTCCTCGTGCAAACACCTTGCTTCACACAAATAAGTAGTATTTAAAACTGACAACTTCCAATAAGTTTTTCATTGGATGTTGATTTTAAACTTATTTGTTCTTCTGAGCAGCTTTTCTAATAGTTTCCGCCCTTTTCATCTTTTCTCTGCGTCTTTTGACGGAGGGCTTTTCGAAATATTGTCGATTTTTGTACTCTTCAACAATTCTAATTTTCTTGCACTTCTTAAGAAATCTTTTGATTGCTCTTTCTGGATGTTCACCTTCTCTTACAAAGACTGTAACGTGTGAAGGTCTCTTTCCTTTTGCAACATACTTTGGACGATCATTTCTCTTTCTTCTTCTAGGTCTTGAATCGTTCCACTGTCTATGTCGCTTATTATCTCTGTTGTAACTCATTATTCCTCTTATTAGCCGACACCGGCTGAACCAGTCCAATTGGTAAACGCCCTTACTGGTATAGTTGTCAAACCTGCCACGATTGAAGCAGTCTGCTCTGTGGCACTATCAGATAAAATATAAACTGATTTAACTCTGTAGTCTCCAGAAAGTGATTCTGAACCAGACAAAATAGCGTAGTTGTTCTGGACAGTTCCTGAGACACCGATTGAAGAGAAGCCTACGCGAATGTCACCGGTTGAAGTTGACTCATTTCTAATAATCACAAATTTACTGATGTTTGGAAAGCTAACTTCCAAAGGCTCGGAGCCAAGAGCAGGCACTGTAAGTGAAGCAGTAAGGTAAGGCTTAGCACTTACTAGGTAAGATCCCACATTGTGAAATCCTGCTGTGTATTTAAAATCGTTTGACATTTTATACCTCTTCTATAATAAATAGTTAGTTTTTTAGAAACCGTTCGTCTTAAATCCGTTAGAAACTGTTTTACCGCCTGAGGGTGCTTCAACTTTTGTTGTTGAAAATCCTCTGGCCCCGCCGCGAGTCCTTCTTCTTCTCTTTCTTCTTAGTTTTGCACGATTTGGGTCAGAAGCAGAAGTATATGAAAGCCTTGGTCTATTGCTGGCAGTAGCATCAGCAAATGTACTAAATTGAGTAATAGAATTAACGGCTGCTGTTGGGCTAGTTCTTGTATAATCGTCGGCTCCAACTGCCACAAAATCAATACGATCCAAACTTGCCAAATCAGAAAGAGCTGCGGCGGTCAGACTTATTGTTACAAGGCCGGTGCCAGAAGGAGTAATTAGCCCACTGTACAGTGTTACTCCGTTTGTTTGTAAACTAACCTTAGTATTTGTATATCCCTGAAGTCTTCCGAAAGATGTAACGGGCTGATCTTGATCATCGAGAAGACTGGCACCTTTTACAAGATAAAAAGGCTCATTTGCATTAGCGGTAATATTCAATCTTAGCTCAGCAGCAGAGGGGGCGCTTGCTATACCGCTTACATCAAATTGGATGAAAACTCTAGTGCAATCAAAATTGTCTAGCGCAGAGTTAGCCGATCTTAAAACAAACAATCCTTCATTGACGGTCGTTCCGTTTCGGGGGGCGGACGCAAAGCGCCAACTTGATGCGTTAAAAATTCCCACTGAGTTATCAAAACCGGTGTTTATATTTGGCATTAGATAAGGGACTTCCAGTTCTTGCCGCCGAGAGCCATAATCCCTGAAATATCAACGCCGGGATCATCTGGGTCTTGCCCTGCCATTGGGCTTGCAGGGCCTGAAGACCTTGCCTCAGGTGCGGCTGGGGTTGTACCTTCGAAAAGATTCACTCCGTTGAAAGCGTCTTTACCAATAGCATCAAGGAGTTGCTTTCTTTGCCTATTAAGGTTTTCGTTTCTGACCTCCACACTCTTGTCTTCTTGTGGAATAACTTGTTGTCTGGTCTCTGCAATTACTTGACCTCCACCAAGACCCTGAGCAACCTCAGATACGATACCCGTAAGGAGACCATCCTCGAAAATGGTTTCGTGAATACACTCTTTTACAATAGGCTTAATTAGCTTTTTTAATTCTGATCTTTTCATTAGTCTCTCAAAATATTGTTGAGCATACGATTAATCTTATCTGCTCTTGTAAAAATGTTTGGTTCTTTGTGCTCATGAATACCAGCCTTGACATGCATGAAAGCACCGGGGGTTGATGGCTCTGAAACAAAATCAAAACAAATAAGTTGAAAATCTTCCTCAACCATCATCCTTCCTGCTGATTCTCTAACAGAGCCAAGGCCACGAGATGAGATACCTAGTGTAACACCAGAATTGGCCAATTGTTTTAGAATCTGGCCGGATGGTGTATTCAAGATTTCGACCTTGCCCATAAGAGCAGTGCCGTCCCACCACATATCAATAACAAGGTGAGAAGCATTCTTTAAGTTAATTACAGAGTCGTCAGGGTGATCTAACTCACCTAATGCTCTGCGCTCTCTTACGAGCTTCCGGTAATTGTCTACTTCTCTTTGAAGAATATTCTTAGAATAAACTCTACCATTACCATTAGGTGTGTCGTACTTCTGCATACAGCCTGTCATGTAAAACTTCTTGCCTTCGGCCATTAGTTTCTTTTCTTGCTCAGTTAGCAAGTCTTGACAGACACCACCGTCACATAGTGCATAGTATTCTCGTAAAAGTTGTTTACTCATGGTTATCTCCGTAAAAAAGGCGGGCGCTACCCGCCCGAGCTAAGAGCCGCTACAGCAGCGGCGAACGTCTGGAATATTTCTACGTCGCATTGTTTACTCCCTTTATCTTCAAGCCATCATCATCGACAAGCATTGAAAGCATGTAAGATGTTCCTGAACCAACACACCCACAAATAAGAAAGTTCGCAAGTGTATATTCAAAAGTAAATAGTTCTGTCCAACGGTTTATGACAAACAAAAACCATCCGGCGTGAAAACCGAAACAAAGAGGGCAATGGAATAATTTTCCAAATCCATTTAGCCACTCTTTACTTGGACGAATTGAATTAAAAATACTGGCATTTACTACGAGAAAAGTTAGGCCGTAGCAAGCCAGCATAAACCATAATAATTGCGTCACATATCCCCCTTGAGGAAATAGTATCCATGATCCTTGAAAGCCTTCTTGTCCATAATGTCTTTGCCTTCGCTATCAACTGGTGAGTGTCCGGGGAAAGTTGTCATCAGGGACACAACTGGCTTTTCACCAATCTTGCCAATCTCTGCAACAATAATGTTGACTAATTTTGTAGGATTCTGCCTCTTGTCACCGGGTATAACACCAATTTCCTGCTTGATAAAAGATGGTTTATCAGACGCTAGATCTTCCTCTGTATATGGGCTTCCATCCTGATTTACTAGTTCGTATTTGTTATCAGCGGCGACTTTAGACACAACAGCCCAATCTTTGACTCTATCTGTCATTCCAAACTTTTCCAAATCAGTAATTGCTTTGATTGATGGATCGCTTGGATCTGCCTTCTTAAGACTGTCTAGGCCAATATCTTCTTTAGCAGGAACATTTAACCACTTGTATTTTTGTACTCCTCTTTCTTCAGCCGCTTTGAAATCTTTTTTTGCCATGATGTCAAGCATCAAGTCTTTAACTTGGTCTTTTGAAATTGTCCAAGTTGAGATAGGATTCTTTTCATCAAAGTGCTTACTCATGTGTGGAGAATCAAGTGAGTCCTTGAATAATACAAATACAAAAGGACCAGCCTCTTTGACAGTCTCTGCACTAACCTCACTGGCTTTCCCAGACAAGAACCTATTATCAGCAATCATTTTGCGAACTTGTTCTATTGTATCCGAGGCTTCTTCTGCCTCATTCAAAAATCTCTTCCAGTTTTCTAACATAAGTTTCATAATAATATCTCCTAGTAAGTGTATGACATCCAGTAAGGACCGTAGTTATAGCCGGGACGTAGTGCGCCCTTCTCGGCTTCTTGCGGAACCTCACCTAGTTCTGTTGAGTCTTCTTCATCTGGATCAACATATCGCTCCATCTCCATCTCTTCATACTCATCCATGAATTCAAAGTACGGACGCTCAGAGTCCATCCATCTGGAGATGTTTACGATGGCCATGTTTTCTGCGTCGAAGTCAGTTGAGTTCTGAATCTTAGCTTCCATAGAACCATAAACAGAGCCTGCTTGAATTGATTCAGGTACAACAATGCCTCTTTTGGTCAAGTAAGTAAACAATCTATCCTGAGCACCATATACCAGTTCTGACATTAAATCCTTGGCAATAGCCAAAATCTTGTTTTTGCCTTTGAGGATTATAATATCAATGTCACTGTGATCAGAAATATAAATGTCTCCGTTTAGAGACTTTCGAACAACCAACTGAACGTTTATAGAATTATCTTGTTCCTCAGGAGCCAATTCGGGTTTTGGCTCACCGATTCTGACTTTGACAGCCATTACTCTTTACACTCCGCAACAAGAGACTGGATTGACATTATCTTTTCGATCATGCTTGAATCAATCTTCTTCGTTTGGAATCTCCCGACGACTTCCTGAAGTTGACCGACTTTATTTAGCATCTGCTCGTCTTGCTTAATGTCCTCGTCCTCTTTTAGGGAAGCAAGGTTCTCTTTAATTCTTCCAAGCTCTTCGTTGACATAAACTTTAAACTCAACGTCTTTGCTATCGAAAGAAACAATATATTTGTTTAGAAGCTCTCGCTGCTCGTTTAGTAACTGGCCATCATACTTTTGATTGAAGTTCTCAATTACTTTCTTAAATACGAGATTATCAATGTGCTCTAGCCTGTCTTCTCTAATTGGTGCAGCAGCAGGCTTAGCAACAAGTCTACCAACAACCCTTCTCTCAAGAAGAACCTTCTGCTTTGCAGGGAGGCTATCTGTGAAGATCTGTGCGATTGAAGCTAATGTCTTGTAGTTTGGAATAAAGTTCGAGAAAGCACTCGCGCCAACAACCTTGTTAATTGATTCAATAAGGGTTGTCTGAGTGTTGAACACTTCGGTGCGGTCTAATTCTGCGAACTGCTTTTTTGTTTCTTGGATTAGTCGCTCTGCTGTGTAAACGTCGAGGCGATGAGTCTCGTTTAGTGCCTTGTAGAGTTCTAGCTCTTTCTTTAGGATGGTTCCCTTCGAGAAGAACTCTTTTACAATCTTAACAATCTCAGACTTGCGCTGAGCGTCCTGTTCAACAACTGCTTTTGTTAATTCCTTTACAAGTGTCTCATACAAAAAAGCGGTATTTCTTTTTTTATTATGTTTGAGTTTCATTATTTGGCTCCGATGTTTTGGCTAAGCTTTCAATAAGTGTTTTTACTTCCCAACTGGTTTGAAGTATTCTTTCTTCATCTAGTTGGAAGCCTTCTTTATAATTAGATTCTTGTCCTTCAAACATCCCCTTTGCAAGTGAATCTAATCCACCTACACCCTTTTTACCGGGAACGATTGTTCTTGGATCAACATATCCGCCTGCAACGGACTTCATATGTTGCTTTACACCACCCCTGTCGCGCTTATCTCTCTTTACAGGGTAGTATACCTTACCCTTTGCGCCGGGGGTTAGATAGCCGTCTTCACGACGACCTGCGGGGGCTGCTGTATCTGGAGTTGAAAGCAACACGTCATCACCTGCTCCAAGATCTTCAGGAGCCTCAGGAGCTTCTGGTTCCGCTGCTGGTGTTTCCTCTGCTCCGAGTCCTGCTCCAAGATCGGCACCAAGGTCACCGCCGAGGTCCGCGCCAAGATCATCGCCAAGGCCACCGCCTCCGATACCGGCTGCTTCTTCTTGCATGGCTTCAGCAACGGCTGATAGCTGAGCATCAAACTTGCGATCATAGAATAGCTCGCGCTGGTTGCGTAGGAATTCTTCGTGTGACATGTTGAATAGGTGCTCTGCAACCCAACGACGTGAGAAGAATCCATCTGTAGCTGCACCAGCAACAGTAAACTTCTTGTCCCAATGCTCTAGTTCTTGTAGCTCTGCGATCTTGGATGGGTTGTTTAGTGAAAGATCAAAAGAAAGTAGGTCGTCGCCTCTATATCCGATTGTGTAAAGGTGAACCACACCAATCTTCTCTAGCTCAGAAATAGCTGCTCTTTGCAGTCTCTGGATTGTTCTGGCGAATCGAATGTCTTTTTGTGCCAAAGTTGTCTTGTCTTCTTCTGCTCCCTCGTTGTTTGTAAGGTAGGAAGCAGGAATCTTAAGTGCAGAGAACAACTTATCTCTAAGATACTTGACATCTTCAATATCGTTCGCTCTTGCTTGGCCAGCAACATTTGTAATATCTGTCTTGCTGTCTCCACGGACAGGAATGAAATAATCCTCCTCAACAGAGAATGGCTTATAGCGAAGGTCAACACGGCCTGTGTTCTGGTCGATTACAGTGTTGCGCTTCATTGAAGTAATAACCTTCTGCATGTACTGTTCGACTTCGTTTGGTGGAATCTGGCCAACGTCGATCTTAAATAGCTTACGATCAGGGGCGCGGACAATACGGTAAGCCATCATCGCGTCTTCCATAAGAGTTAGCTGACGCCAAATACGTCGTGCTGGCTCTAGAACTGATGTACCATACGGAGCGTACTTGTCGTTTCCAAGGATACGGAAGTGACCAACTTGCCAGTTCTCGAAGGTCATACCGGCTGAGTTCCACTGGAACTGGTAATAGTTTGCGTTTGTTTCATCTTCGCCCTCTAGTCTCTCGACCTCGTTAGAAGGAAGGCCAATTGCAGACTTGATACCGTACTTCTCATCAATGTCTAGATAAAGGAAGAAGTCTCCGTACTTGCACATTGAACGACACCAGCCAAACATGTTGTGCTCGATGTTCAAAACGTTGTGATAAAGAGAATCAAGAACAGCCTTAATCTCTTCGTTTGGACATTTAATGTTAAGCATCGGAGTGAGCGTAGAGTGAGTTGTCATCTCGTCAGCGTAAATGTCAAGGGCTGAAGCAATCTCTGGTGTGTACTCCATCTGATCAAAGTCAACATACCGCTCGGTGCGGTTGTGTTGATTCATAATACCTAGTTGAAGGTTGTTGGCTCCATAAGAGCGTGAAGTCTTAAACGCCTGACCGCTGGCTGAACGGAAATCCGCAGCGTGTTTATCAAGCTGGTATCTTCTTAGTCTTCTGCCTGTCTGAGTTCTTCGACTGACAAGTGGACCAGAAAAGATTCTTGTTAGTGACTTGAAAAGTTCAGATCTTGGATTTCTTGGATTGTTGTTTCTGTTAGCCATTTATCTATCCCTTGATTAACCAAACAAATTGTTCGTAGTTCTTTTTTTGTTGCTTCATCTCGTCACTGTAAGAGTCTTGACGATAACCTTCCATGCCCGGAATTGCTGTGTTGAGAGTTTTTCTGCTTGTTTGAATTGAGCCGATCATTGCTTTTCTATAATCCATGTCTCTCTGATTCACTGTTAAGGCAGTATCTCTTACCCAACAACCAATTGCCAAAGCCATTACTAAATCATCGTGGTAACTCCTCATAGCTTCCGCTCTGTTGTTATTCCAGATAAAAGTCTTGAATTCGTCTATGATTCGTGAAGAATACACATTAATTAGTTTATTTCTGATGAACTCTTCCATTTTAGCAACGATTAGTGGTCTTGTCTTAGCGGAAGTTGTAAAACCGGGTACTGAGTTCGTTATAGACTCGGCTCTTAGTTGGTCAACATACTCGTGCGTTCCCTTAATAGAGAAATAAAGATTTGGATAAAGTCCGTCTTGTAGTTTCTCTAAAACTGAAATCCCAAGGCTGTTGTTTTCAACCACCAGCAAACAATTACCAAATTCTCTGCCTGTACTGTCAAGTATAGAAGAAAATTGTCCCAAGTTCGGTTTCCCGCGATATTCACCTATAACCTCCATAGTCTCTAATTTAATTATATGGAAAACAGAAAAATCTGCTCCGTCTCCTCTTGCAACGTCAGCAACAAGCAAGTAAGTTGAGTCTGGTGAATATTGTTCCCACAACCAAAGGTTTCGATCAAAGCCAGTTCTGTATACTGGAGGCTTGACTCCTGCTACTAATCTTTCTAAGTCTTCTGGGTGGACTACTGTCTCGCCTGAAGCGTTGAAAGAGCACTCAAGCTCTTGTGCAATTTGGCGGCGGGACATGTTTCTGGTTTCTTTCTCAAACCATTCTTTGTCTCTTTCTGGGTGGACATCCCAAGGTAAGTTAACTGGGAAGAAATCGTTTTCTTCTGTTTCTGCCTCAACATATGTTTTGTGGAACCAATTACCAACACCGTTTGGTGTAGATAGTGCGATACAGCGACCACCAGTTGATAGCGTAGGATACAAGCCGGTCCACAACTCTTCTAGGCCGTCAACGTGCGCGGCCTCGTCAATAACAAGCAAAGATAGTGCCTCTGAACGGCCAGCGTCGCCTGATGTAGACGCAGCCTTAACTTCTGAACCATTGGTTAGCACGAAAGAAGTTCTGTTATCAATTTTAATTTCTGCGATTCTAAGCCAAGGCGGAACATTCATCATAATGTTTTTGACTTTCTTGACCAAGTTGGCAGCGGTAGCAAACTTTGTAGCAATAACCAAGACATTCTTGTCTCGGTAGAAAAGCATAAGCCAAACAATATAAGCGGCAGTGATGGTAGAAATACCAAGCTGCCGTGCCTTAAGGACAATAACAAAACGATGGTCATTGAATTCGTTTAGAATATCGTCCTGATAAGGATATGTCTTGAAGGCAATCAAACCCTTCATTGGGTGTGAGATCTTAGCGTAGTTGTTTATAAAATAAGATGCGTCTTTACCGCACTTAACAATCTCAGCTATAATCTCTTTTCTGCTTAACGATGGCATCAATCAGCCTTGAGGCCACCTTGTTCTAAGAAGTCACGGAAATTAGCATCGAGAGTCTTACGGTCATCGCTACCAGCGTTAACCATCTCTGGTGCATCGGAAGCACCGCCAATATCATACATGCAGTTAGCCTGAACCCAAGAGCGAACGCGAGAAGTATTTTGCACAATTGCCTTCATCTCTCCGTCTTTGGTAAGTGTCAAGCTTTCGCCAGTAACCTTTCTGTACTCTTTCTTGAGGAAAGAAGCAATATCTTCAATCATCTGCTCTAGGTCGGACTCAAAACCGTTTGCATAGACTTCCTTGAGTTGGACCTCAGCGTGATAGTGGATACCAAGCTTTGGACCGTGGAAAGAAACCTTAAAACCGTCCATGACACGAGAGTCAAGGATTGGGTGTCCTTCTTCGCGCTTTAATCCAATCTTAACGGGCTCGCCGTTTTCGTCTAGAGCACCATCATAGGTATTTGCCATTACCTGTGAAATACCTCTTACAATTTCCATAGTTGTGGCCATTTATCTGTTCTCCTTTTCTGGTCTCCAGCCGGTGAGCCAACGCTCTTCTCTTCCTTCAACATACTGGATATAGCAACTATAGCAACAATCGAACTTATTCATGAATACATCATCTCTAATCTTATGAGAATAGGTGCTGCATACAGGACAGACTCTTTTAGTTGCTTCTCTAGTAAGTAGTTTTTTAGAGATGAAAAATCCATCTTGTTCTACTTTATCGTCCTTTTCTTCAAAAGAACGCTCTTTTTCTGCGAGTTTTTTAATTTGCTCTTGGTAAGCTTTCTCTTTTTCGTCGTTCCAGTGCTTTCTAGGATTCTCTATAGCCTCCGGCCCATACTTCTTTGAAATTGCTTTTTCAAACCTAGCAATATCATTTAAATCAAAATCTTTTTTCATTTAATTCAACGCTCTGTCAATAGCATAGGCGCTACCGATACCAATAGCAATACCTGTGACGACTCCACCTGCGATAACAAGTGGAATGTTTAATTTTCTATCTTTCTTGATGATTCCTCTGAGATCTTCTATTTCTTCGTCTCTGAGTCTCACCATCTCTTCGAATCTTATTGTAGATTCTTCAAACTTAATATTAAGAGTGTCTATTTCAAACTGCAATTCATTTCTTTGTAGACCAAGCTCTAGGTCCAACTTGTTCTGAAATTCTTTCTGCTGGAATTCTTTCCAAGTCATCAGCCTTGCTGTTGCAATGTTATCAAAGCAAGTTGCCTCAAACGGAGTTACACCGCCCTTAGGCAAAAAAGTAAAGTTCCCGTTGTCCCCTGCATTTGCAGGAGGGCTCCACAAAAGTAAAGCCAGACTTGATATTATTGCAATTTTATTCCACATATTCAAATCCAAACTGCTCTTCTATCTGACGGGCGAGTGCTTGCGGATCATTCATACGCAAACGCTCAAGCTCACCAATTCTTTTCTCTCTCAGCTTTTCAAGCTCGCGCTCACGCTCATCAAAATCTTTTTGGAGATCACTTAGCATTCTCTTATAATCTTCAATAAGCTCTCTCTTCTTTAATTCCTCACGCTCATGCGATTCCTTGATCACTGTGAGTTCTTGTTCGTGCCTCTCAATTGCAGCATCCATAGCCTCAATTAAAGACGCACGATCAAAATACCAGAATGCAGACATACCAGTAAGCATGACTGCGATAAGAATCTCTCTCCAATACTTTTGCAAAATCAACCAAAGAGGCATCAAGCCGCCTTAAGTTTTACGATAGCATCAATAACAGACTGACCGCCAAGGTAGAGGGCGGAAATAGTTACCCAATCACCACTGGTTAAGAAACCACCAGCGGCCAAACCTGTTGCTGTGGTCCATACAAGAAGTTTTCTGGATAGAACTTTCTCTAATCCTTTATCAATAAAAGCTTTTGCCATTGTCATTGTACCTCCAATGTTACAACTATAAATAGTTATTGATTCACAAAAGCGAATCCTTCTCTCTTAGAAATGTCTAGCGTTGTATCTACTACATCCTTGAGCGAATCTAGGTGAGAGATAAGCAAAATTGTCTTAAAATAGCTCTTAATCATGTCTAAAAGCTGCGTGAAAGACTGCAAATGCTCTTCATCAAGTGCTGTACCCGGCTCGTCCAGAACCATAATGTCACCTGTAGGAAGGTTAGAGACTGCCAAGAACGCCAAGCGAATAGCCATAGCAGCCATTGTCTTCTCTGCGCCTGAGGCCATAGAAAGAGGGCGCGGATCATGCTGTGGATGCTTGATTAAAATATCAAGCTTGTTTCCGCTTTCCTCAAACAAAACCTCGAATGTAGTTAAGTTAGCCAAGACCTTTGCAACTTCTTGATTGATAACTGGAAGCTTCTTTTTGATAACATCGTAAGCAATACCGTTTGGATGCATACAACGCATGTAAAGATCGTAGGCTGCGAACTGTTCACGAAGTTCTTGATATTCGTCCTTTTGATCTTTAATATTTTGAACCTTTTGCTCAAGTGACCCAACTGATCTGTGATGCACTACAATCTTACCTTCGCAGGTTTCCAAAGACTTTTGTGCCTCTGCAAGCTGACTGTTAAGGCCATCCTTCTCAGACAGTAGCGCCTCAAGGTTTTCAATTGCTTCTTTGTTATCTTCGTATGCCTGCTCTTTACTCCTAAGGTCTGTTAGCTCATTGGTCATACGATCAATTTTATTCTGACTGCGAGCAATCAACAATTCAGTATTTGTGATCTCTCGTGAGGTTTCGTCCTTCTTGCGAGCCAAAGACTGGTATTGCTCTATTCTCTTCTTAGTCTCGTCATGCTTCATTGCCCTGTGTTCTTCAGAATAAATTGTAGCTTTTTCTTCTAGAGTTGGCTTCTTACTTAGGGCCTGCTCTGCTTCATGTAAGCACTTACATCCTTTAAGGAAACCCGGATCGTTAAGAGAAGCAACTTTATGATTTATACTTTCTAGTTCTCTGTTTAGCTCTGCAATTGTGAGGAGCAAATTGTTTGCTCTTTCGTTTTCTTTCTTAAGGTCTTCAATATCGTAGCTTTGCAAGAACTCCTCAATCTTGGAGACCAAGCTTTTCTTTTCTTCCAAAGTCTCTTTGTTCTCACTCAGGCTGTTACGAGATGACTGAAGATTATTTTCTCTGATCTGAATGCCCTTCTTAACTTCAACAATATTAATTATCTCTGCTGGAATGGAATCAATCTTTGCGTCAATCTTGGCTATTTCAGAAATAAATTCTTGGACTTCCTTGGTGAAGTCTCGGCACTTTGCTTCCTGAATGATAAGGTCTTTTTCTGCTTGATAAAGCTCGGTCTCTGCTTCTTTGATCTCAGCATCGTGGTCACGTTGACCGATACGACGTAGGGCACCCTTTAGATCGGAGGAGTCTTCTTTTGCGAGTCTGAACTTCTTTTCGAAGATTTCAAGATCGAGGAATTTCGCAAGAATCTTCTTCCTTTCTGTGCTGCCTTCCCTAATAAAGGAAAGACTATCCAACTGGCTAGACAAACTAGTGAGAAGGAAGTCATCAAGAGTTCCGAAGACTTTTCTGATATTCTTGTCCGTATCGTTTCGCGTGAGGCCATTTAAACTTACCCTTTCTCCGTTCTTGTCGATCTTATAAAAGTCGAGTTCTGTTTTGGCTTCAAGCGTCTCTTCGCCTTTTAGTCTCTTTGTATACTTAGTTGAAGTTCTAGAAACATAATATTGCTCTTCGCCAATAGAAATCATAACTTCACCAGTTCCCTCTTCTCGGTTCTGGTTAATAATGTTTACATTCTTTCTTTCGTTCTTTGAAGTTGTGTTGAAAAGAGTGAAAAGAAGAGAGTCAATAATAGACGACTTACCAGAGTAATTCTTTCCAAAGATACCAACGGTGCCATTCATATTATCAAAGTTGATTCTGTTGTCTTCTCCGTAGTTGAAAAGATTGCTCCACTGAAGCTCTCGAAGATTCCATTTAATGTTTCTAGAAATCTCTTCTGTTTCTTCTGCTTTCTGGATATACATGGCATTGAGATCAAGAACTTTCTTCATCAGGTTCTCTTCTACTTGATAATCCGAAAGATACTCACGAATAAGCTCTTCTTGAACTGCCGGATCTCGCATGTTATCTTGGTTAATAGAATCAGCAAGCTCTTCGACATTCCCCCGTTCGCCTGCTGCTCTGTTTAGGAAGGCAATGGTATCGGGCTTGAAGCGATGCTGAGCGACTTCTTTAGCCTTCCGCATAGCTTCAAGAGACAAATTGTTATTAGACACGAGCCTTAGCCTACAACCCTTTGGCACATTCAAGCCTCTGGGCATACGCCCGGTGGGGGTTAGATTGACTGTTATAAAAGGCTTGGGGTTGGGAATGACAACGTGCTCACAAATAAAGTCATCTTTACTCTGAATGTTCCAGAGCAAGAATCCTTTATCATTTGTCTCACCAAAGTTCTGTTGAACCGTGGAGCCCGGATACCTAATTCTTCCTTCGTGATCAATGATCTGGTTTGTTTTGTGAATATCACCCAAGAAAACATAATCGAATGGTTGGAATACCTCGATTGGGTGATCTCCGTGAGTCATGGTCCAGCCAGTATCTGTCTTGACACCTGAGATGGCTCCATGATAAAGACCGATATTAATCTTGTCTTCATCAGTTGGTGCTACCCAGTTGTTTTCGTCAAACACTGATAGGACGTTTAGAACTACGTCATTGCCTACATCAACCTCTCCTGCACTCTTCAGTAGGTGCAGTTGGGAGTGGTTAAGGGCCTTGACAATTGGCGTAATTGCATCTTGTCGTCTTTCATTCTTTAGATTACCATCATGGTTTCCAAGAATGATATAAGTCGGTGCAATATCCGCTAGATTTTGTAGGAAAGATGCCGCAAGATCAAAATACTCTGGCGACAACTGTGTTTTTGTGTGAGCCAAATCGCCACAATGGACGATAAGGTCAACACTTTCTTCTCTTAGTCTATCGTAGATTTGTTCAAAAACCTGACGATATTCTCTGTGATATTTATAGTTTCGGACGTGCGTGTCCGCAATGTGTGCGATCTTCAAGCTAACCCCTGCTCAGATATATAAATAATATAACACATACAGTCAGATGTGTCAAGGATTATTTCTAAGCCAGTATCACTCTTGACCTTGGTCAGCTTTGCCTGCTCGCATATCTCTAAGTCTTTGAATAAGGTGAACTAAAACCTTGTCCTTTTCAGAGTCTGTGAAATCTGATGGATTTTCGGCTTGCACCAGTTCCAACATACCCACCATTAATCCAATAACTTCCTCAACATCATCCTGTGTTCTTAGAAAATTAGACAATCTAGTTTGGAATGCTTGCAATGTGTTTAAAGTGCTTTTTGGCATTTCACCAGCGGCTTCTTTTACAGGTCTCTTTGGAGACTGAGCAATAAGCTCTTGAAAATTTTCGATGGCCTCGGCCTCTTTGGGCGCGGTGTTTTTAAGCTTTTTAAGTTCTCTTTCAAACTGATCCAAATTAAGCTTGCGTGCCTTTTCCTGATGAGCACGAGTAATCTCGTAGCCGCCCATGTTTTTAGCGGACTTGTCGCCAAAGTACGCTCCCGCCGCACCGGCAAGGACTGCTGGGGAGAGGTTTACTGCCATATCAACAAAGCTAAGAAGTATGATTGCGGTGTCGCTGAGTGTTGATGGGTCAATCCCAAGCATCCCTGACAGGCCACCAATCTCGTTTACCTGCTCTTTTTGTTTTGATACATCAAGTTCTTCCTTGATGATTTGCTTTAGTCTTGCTTTTGTGATTTTCATAATAATTAAACTCCTAAACGGCTACAGCGCCATTAACCTCTCCAATAAATAGTTGTCTTTGCCTATAATGGATGCATTTTCTTTTCTTTGAAGAAAAACCTCTTTTGTCATTTCTCCAACATCTTCATAATCTGAAGTATCAATTTTATACACTGGAATATTGTAAGAAATCAAGAGGTTTGCTATCTTTCTTTCCTTGTCAGCAGCATCGGAGTCAAGAGCTAAATAAACCTTTTGTTTTGACTTTACAATAGCCTCGAACAACTTGCTTGTTGGTCGAAGTGTCGAGCCAAGAAGCGGAATGCCGTTTCCTGCTTTAATTGCATCAAACACGCCTTCAACAATTACAATGTCCTGACCCCAGTCCACATAAAGTTCATTGAAAACAATATTCCGACTCACGGGAGGATTTTTGTACCGTGGCCACTCTTTGCCACATGAACGGGCAACATAATAGTTGGCCCATCCATCCCTGCTGAAAGAAGGAATAATCACACGACCTGCCCAATCACCTTCGTTGCAAAACCCAATCTTCCACTTCAGAATATCCTCTTTACCAATCCCTCGTTTAGAAAGGTATCTCAGAGCGTCTTGAGAGCCCTCAGGAGGCGTTCGGGCCGCAAGGCTATAGAACCCTTCGGGAAGACTCACGCGCTGCTCTAGGGGCATCTCAGGCTCCGAAAACAGGAAATCAAAGTCTGTTATCTCAACCTGATCTTCCCACTTGGACCATTCGTCCCTAGTTTGGCGATCACCATACTTTCGAACAACATATCCAATATCTCTGCCAGACTTATCACAAATCCAGCATTTGAACACGCCTTTCTCAATATTAACAGAGAACTTTCTTTTATGATGCTTGCAAAAAGGACAATGGAAAAGCACCTCTCCACCTGAAGAGTACGGCCTTCCCAGAACTTCTTTTAAGACTTTAAGTTTTTCTGCTCGCATACAACCCCCGCTTTGGCAATCACAATAGAGTCTGCTTTATCATATGACTCAGGCTTTGGATTTCCATTACGAGTATACTCTATCACGAAACCGGGTTGGTTGTCAAGTAAAAATTTCAAGACGACTGGCTTAGCCTTTTCGCCTCTTGGGATTTTAATGCCGCATAACTTTCGAGCCGACGTTGCTGCAATATATTCCGGCGTAACCTTGTATTGGTCGTATATAAACCAAGATACAATCCCATTAAATCGAGAAAGAGTCGAAAGCGTTTTAGCAGATGAAAAGCCTGAACGGAACGATTGTAGCGACTGTTCAATATAAACTGCCTTAATCTCGCCTCCGTATTGGTTATATATTTGTTTAAGACCTTCACAAACAACCTCTGCTTTCTTAAAAAAATCTTTATATTTTCTTGTGTCCCAAGCTCCATTGAGAATCATCTTATCATCATCAAAGATGGTATAACCAGTTATGCTGGTCGAAACGTCTAAACCAAGTATCATATATACTATATATCCATTTTAAGCTTGAATGTCAAGTCTCTTTCTTCAGTTTTCTTGACAGGCTTCGCCACTGAGGCAATTCCAATGAGCCGTTTACTCTCGTCGTAGATCCCAACTTTTGTAATATAAGTTGTCTTTTTTAAACTTCCTGTAGGATCGGCGTAGGATGCAGAGCTTATATTCTTAATTGTTAGCTCACGCTCACTGTAAAGGTAAGATGCTGTGACAGGATTATAAGATGCTGTGTTTACTTGGTACTCAATGTAAGTTGGGTTGTTAGAATAATTTAGTTCGCCTCTGTCAGCATGAGCCAGCATTGTCACATTAGGGACTCTCTGTGTCCCTGCGAATTGAAGGTCATACGAAGCAGATCCGTTAGTTACGCTTGAACCTCCGGCAACTTGGTCGTTCGCGCCAAGTGCAAATCGAATCCATCTTGGATTTGAGTTTGTTGCAACTGTACTATCATATCTATCATTTAAAGTCGGACCTGAGTCTAGATCCCAAGATCCTGTCAAAATGACGAACCCTTCATTATAAAGAACAACACCTGCGATCTGTCCGTCTTGAGCAGAAGAGTAAGCTCCTGATTCTTGTATCAGTGCTCCGTTATATCTGCTATCTCGTAGACGGGCAGCAAGAGTTCCAGTAATATAAAAGTCAAGCTGAACTGACCCCTTCTTGATCTCGGAACCATAAAAGATTGATGGAATCTTAATAAAGTTAGTATCGACACTGGAGCCTGATGGGAAGTCGTAATGTTGGCCCAGCCTCTTAGCATAATCTAAACTATTCCTAATCGCACTACCTGTAAGGCTTACGTCGTTGAAACCCTCTGAGGCGGGAAATAATTGCCTAACAATACTTGCTGATAGCTGGTAACTACCAGTAATAATGTCACCAAGATCAAAGTCATTGGTGTACTGAAGTCTTGTATAGTTCTTAGGTGCCAAGCCCTGACTTGTCTTAGGAACCCAAGGAAAAATCACCCCAGTATCAGGAACATTCTTGGCTGCTGTTGAAGAAGACACTCCAATAACGCGCCCAGTGTCCGATGCAACACGGTCAACATTGAGTTCGAGCAAACTGACATGACCTACAGGAACGCCCGGAGTGTTATCGACAAAAGCACCGGGCTGTTCTGAGGTGTTATTCAGATAAATTTTAGAGTCGTATATGAAAAAGGAGCTACTAGGATGTGTTTTAATGCTGTTGTAAAATACATCGCCCGCTCCAAACTTATAGAGAGGCATAACACACCTCCTAGTAGTCTAGTCTTACTCTAAGCGTGATCTCGTTTGTGGGATCCTTCTTAAGTGGCTCGGAAAGCTTAGCAACGGCCAAAAGCTCGTTGTCAGCAGAGTAGAGGCCGACAGTTGTGATATAGCTCACAGGAGTGTCGCTTGCTCTGGTCTTCACGCGAATCTCACTTGCGCTAAGGTAAGTTGGGTTTGAGCTATAGTTGAAGTCGTTGTGCCCAACACGGCAGAAGTAAATTGTTGAATTCAATTCAGTGGTGTTGTTGTAAGCAATATCGTATGTTCTGTTTCTTAGGCCATCAGCCATCTGGGAGATCGTAGCACCAGTCACAGCAGGGGTAAAGCCGACAGTTGTAGCATCCCCGAGATTAACAATCTTAGGATCATTTACAAATGTGGCAGTTTTTAGCACGCCGCCATCTGAAGCCTGAGTGAAGATAGAAGCCGAAACAACTGCTACACCAGCCTGATAGTAAAGCAAGCCAACCGCTGGGTTTGTTGCAGCATTTCCTAGTACCTCACCTTCTAGCTGGGCACCATGAGTTCCTGCCGATGTGGAAGCAAAGAGAACACCGTACTCACCCGCTGGAGAGTCTACATAGTAACCGTTCGAGCCGCTAGTATCTGTTAACTTAATTCTATCGGAGAAGGTAGTTCCTGTCTCAACAAAAGTAGATGTACCTGAGACTGCAAGCTCCAGTCTAAATGAACCTTTCTTGACCTCATCTTTGGTCAAGAGGCGTGCAAACGGAATGAAATAGCAGTCTTTCATGATACTATCATCAGTTGGCAAGGTAAACTTCTTAATGCTACCAGTTGTATCATACCCAACGAGGTACTGAGCCATCTGGTTATAAATGTTTGCCTTTTTAGCATTCTGAGTGGTTGCTGATCCTGAGCCTTGTGCGCCATTCGCGAGACCAACTGCAATATCAAAGATATGGTTTGCAGATGAGGAAAGGTAAGGATAATCATATACAGACTCAAACATGCCGTGACCGTAAGTCTTAATGTTCGGATCTGAGCTTAAATCTACGGTGCTTACTCCGTAAGTACCAGAAACAAGGGAGCCAGTAATTGGGATGGCCTCGTGAAGAAGCGTCCTTGTATTAGCAATGTCGTTACTCAAAAAATTCTTGAATGTTGTAGCCATGTTGTTATCCTATCCTTTATGCCTTCTTCACGAACTTAACTGGAATGTCAATTCTATATCCTGTGTTGACGCCAGTTAGTCTAATGTTTGAACTAATAACCTTGAAGCTGTTTGAACCGGTCTTGCCGGTAAAGTCTTCAGTTGTTCCAATTGTATCAAAAAGATAATCGCTAGTGTTTAGTTCCAGAGAAGCTTGAACCTTGAATACAATTCTTGTACCTCTTGGGCCAGCAATAGCTTGTTGAGCACTGTTGCTAGAATCGGTAATATCGTTAACATACTCAGAATCAGTTCCTCGTGAGAGGTAGTATGTTGCAATAGAGTCATCATCGACAAAAGAAACGGATGCTCTGTTTGAGTCGTCTCGTGAAACAACACTTCCTAGTCTGTTATCCATCTCCACCATATACTGAGTCTCGACGAGAAGCGGGTCAAGAGTGCGACCGGGGGAAATCTGAGTAGTATCTAAGCCCTGATCCACTCGAATGCGGTTTCCGCCTCGACTTGGAGTCTCGCCCATCAAGACACCATCAATAGAAACACCGGCTGACGTGACTTCCAACTCAGTCTCGGAGGCATCATCTACGGCAATAAGGAATGTATCATCTGTAAAACGCTTGGTAGAAGCGTCAAAAACTTCGTTTAACTTAAGGGTTGGCAAGAAAAGTAGATTGTTTCTTGGAATAGAAATAAGTTTAGACTTCATGCTCGCAGCGTTATCTGTGAACGCTTCGAGAACGGGAGTCTGTAGAATGCTTAGATCGTAATAAGCAGATCCACTTGCATTGTTCTTATCATAAAGTTCATAGTTAATCTCATCGTCTCCAAGAGCGAACTTCACAATCTTGAAAGAACCGTCACCTCGGGCGAGTCTCATTCGGCCCGTGTCTGTAAGAACCGCGTCGAGAATAATGTCGCCCGAATTATCTAAAAATGCCATACTTGCTTCTCCTAAAAGATACTATAATAAATAGTATACTAAAACAGTTTATCTCTATTCAATTTCGCTTCTAACTCTATTTGTGTTGAAATCTACATTTATATCTACCTTTTTACCAGTAGATCTAGATGTGAGTCTAATTTTAAATTTCTTACCTTCTTTTACTCCATATCCTGATGTCGCTGCGAAAAGCGGTTCATCTTCAAGACCTAAAGCAATATTGGTTTTTCCCGCTGCTGAGTTAGAAGGGTCCAAGTTCGAAGCGTCAGTATTTAAAAACGCTTGAGATATTCTTGGCACAATTTGAATTAGCTTGCGGGCTGACTTTGTTGATGTTTTAGGGTCTATTGGAGTAAAGTCGTACTTTCTAATAATTGGGTAGCCTGCGCCACCATCATTATATAGTTCAATTTCATAAACTTCACTTGGATTCGATAACAACCCGTGAACATCTACTGATCTAAACATATAATAATACTTTTTGTTCGTTACCTGTTTTATAACGATATTAGCAGAACCTGCATCTTTTTCACTTCCAAGGCCGTCGCCAACTGTAGACACTGATGTTAGCAAGTTTCTCTCAAAGTCTTGATAGCTAACTGGCCTCTCTGCCATTCTATAAATATTGTAAGCTCTATTATAATCGTCGGTTTGGAAGGTAATGAGGCCGTCATTCCTTCTTTGATTTATAGCTATTTGTTGAGCGTCTTCTGCTTCCTGTAAGTTTAATGATACAGGCTCTAAATCTTCAGTACCAAGGTTTGTATTCATATGGAATAATATAAGATCAGTCTTGCCTCTGAAAGGTATAAAGTTTAGCTCGGGACTTAAAGGTGGATCTGATAGGATCCTACCTGAGACTTGGAAATAAGGAAGCTCAACCAGCTTGACATATGGTTTAGTTTCCACTTCTATCTCAACAACGTTTTGACGAAGGTTTGCTTCTGTGTATGCATACCTATTGGCTAGAACTGCTTGAATAGCTGTAACTGAATAAGTATATGTTTGGTTATACTTGACCTGAGTGTCAATGAAGGATATTTTGTCTCTGTTTAGTTCACTTTCAAGATCTTGCGAGTTCATAAAATAAAAAGTTTGGATGGGAGTGTCGATGCCTTCTCCAAGATATTTCACAACTTTGTACATCAAGATTTCCGAATAACACACCTCTCCATTGATCATATTCTCAAAAGTCAAGACTCTCCTATTTCTAACTGAGGCTGGTGGGCCTGCTCCCAGAAAGTTGTCAATGGAGTTTTCCAATATTGAAACGCCATTCTGGAATTTTATAGGATTAGCCTCCTGAGATAGAAGAGCTTCATCACTATCGGGTCCAAAGAAAGAGTAATCTTCTGGTAAAGGAATTCCTCCAACCCATCCACCTAAATCGTTAGAAATCCAAAATTCAAGGTCAAGAGTGGTGCTATTCACAATTGCGTTGTCAACTCTTCTTGTTCCGGTCGCATCATAGTAAGTATAAGAATAGTCAAACCCTTGTCCTTGCGATGCTATTGGTGCGCCATATACTGTAGAATCATAAATCCCAAAATAGTCCCTTATCAGGCAAGCACTTAAATCTGAATTCATCAATGCAGACGAAACCTTGTTACCTCCACGGAACGGCATGTTTATCTGGCAGTACATTGGAAACAAAAATTTGTTTGCCTCATACTCTCTAACATAATCATTGTTTTTACCAGTAATAATCTGATTGGTTAGCTCGGTTCTGGGCATCAACAAGGCACGCTCAATGTTGTCTGTCAAAATCTCCGAGGTTGGGGCAGTTAATTTGTTTTCAACAATAGTGCCCTCGAAGTCAACTACAAGAGTATCGTCCAATAACTCATACATACTGGGTATTAAGTTATGGTCTGTAACGTCCGCTAGAATTCTTTCATACTCAGTGTCCAAATAGCTGTACTCAAAATCTACTCCCAATAAATCGTCTGTTGGGTCGATACCTGTTGACAACGACTCTTCATAAGTCAAGTTTGTAGAATTGGTGGCAACAAAATAATCAAAGCTTTTGCCAATAGAATTTTCTCGAACAAACTGTAGAAATTCTTCAGCATTCAAGTCTGCATCAGGTTGTGGCTCTACAGTAATGGTTTGTCGAACAACCTCAGTTAGAGCTAAGCCTAGCTGAAGTGGGTTCTGGAAAACAGATGTTTGACTGACTGTTCTGGTTGGGGATCCGTAATCTGTTATCACATATTTAACAGTTCGGTTTTGAGTAAACTCTATGCCTTCGTCCGTCAAACCCCACTCACCTTGATCTGCTCGCAATGGGTCTCTATTGATGTTACCTAATTGAGTAATTGTAGTCTTCTTGGTCATTAGTAGCCTCCACCAGAGGTATTATTTCTAGTTGTCACTGGTGAACTCATAGGCGTAGAGCTGCCGTTAGGAGAGTCACTGCGAGCTGCTGTTGATGTCCGTGTTGTAGGGCTACTTTGATTTTGTCTAAAGATTCTATTCTGAACGTTTGCGGTATTAGCATTAACTGTTTCAGGGATTTTCTCTCTTGAGCTAAATGTAGTTCCTACTCTAGTTACCGATCTTGGTTGTTGTACAACTGTTGTACTGGAAAACTCTACCGGGAGTTGGTCTTGATCCACCAAGGATGTAACTGATTCTTGGAGTAGCCGTCTACCAGTCAGATTTAAGTTCACACTTTGAACCAAAGTCTCGGAAGCCGCCACCTCTCTTTGCTCAGGTTCCACAAAATCACTAGCAGTTTGGAACACTGCCACAGACCGCTCTTCTGGCTCTATTCTGTCGGATTGTTTTGGAGCAAGCAAAAACACACTATCAAATTCCGGTAGTCTCATCTTTTGGCTTTTCTTAAACCCAAGAACATTATTGCGATAAGGCACCATTCTGCACATTACAGTAAGATTTTCATTCTGAATTCTTCTGAATATATCCGCTGTCAATTTTCTGTATATTGGTTTTGAGATTTGAGCCTTGCCCATTTTATTTGTTTCAAACCCAACCATAACTTCAATAGTATTGATGTGGTTATATAAAAAGTAGAATAAACCTGTATACTCAGGAGAGTCAATAATGTCTAGCCCCGTATTTTGTTTCTCTTGTGTCCAGTCTTTTCTGGTTTGGCCGTCAGATGAAAGAATCAAAGATTTGATTTGGTTGGGCAAATTGCGGAAGAACCTACTTCGCTTATCTTGCCCCTCTTGACGGCTTTCAAAATACTCATCCACAACATTATCTTCGTTTGTTAGAATCAAATCTTCTATTGCTTTAATTTTCTTTTTCCCCTTCCTAGAGAAAACAGACTGATTAGAATCTATCAAAGAATTAATAACCGAATTGGCGACTCCTGTCAAGTCTTTTTCTTCTTCAATGCCAACTATTTTTAAATCTTCGGTATAAACAATATCTTCCTTGCTAAGTCGATCTGTAGAAAATTTAACACTACTACCCAAAACAGAGTCTGCGTTTCTAAATTTGCGCTTATCTACTTCCAGCCCGTCAGAAGAGTCTTTTAGCACCATTTTTGTTTTATAGCTGTTAGCAGAAGAGATAGTAACATTTAAAGAATCCAAAATTACAAGATTGCTTAAATTTTCTTCATATATCTCACGAGAGACTTTGGTTTTGGAGTCTTTATACCCTGATCCCAAAAAGAAGACTGGGCTCAGATCATATTCTGGCTCAGTAGGATCTGTTCTAGACCCTAGTCTGCTAGTAGTAGAACCAATATTAGGCTTAACCCGAAGGATCTCTGAGAGCATCAAGTTATACTGCTTTCTTGCAAATAATCCAGCATTCCTATTGATAGTTCTTAGTGTGTTCTTATCTCCCATCTCAATCACTGCTGGCGTTAAGTAGGAATAAAAAGCTGATCCAAGATCAAGTTCCTCTGAAGAAACAGCCCCTGTGTCTGTTGCATTCTCTTGCTCTTCCAATCTGGCGTCATAAGGAACAGAGAAATATTTTTGGTTTTCAGAATTTAGGCGGTCTTCTAGCTGTTCTGTAGTGAGTCGTCGTGGACCAACAGAGCGACGAGAGGCGCCACCCAAGAAATCGTACCCAACATTGTTTTGTATATTGCTGTCGTGGATAGTCTTGAATGCCTTAACCAGTTTAAATGTGTTGTTCGGCAGCTTACCTTTAAATGCTGAAGTTCTTTCTTGATAATCTACACTACCCATTCGAGCATCTAAATTACCCAACTTTAACGTAATTTCAGATTCCAAATTACGAATTAGATTTATTATTACTTGGATACTCTGAAGAGTCGCTGTCTCGGGATTACACAAGTTGTTGAGAACTTTCATAGCCCTGCTTAACTTTCTGTACCTTATTGCTGAGGTGTTGCCTAGAACGTCTAGAAACCTTGATGTGGCATTGAGCCAAGGCGAAGAAGCTACGCTTTGACCTAGTAACTCAGCATTCTGTTGAGTAGTGTTATTAGTAATCTCTTCTTCAGTTGGCACACGATACTGCTGTTGTTTTAGAGCGATGAACTCTGGGCTTAGTTTTCCTGTTTGTGGAATGAAGTTACCCTCTCTTGATGATTCATTTAGGTACTCTTGCATCAACCTCTCTGCGTTTGCCAATTGATCAAGTTGATCTTTAACAAACTGGACAGTACCATCTTCAATCTCTAGCTCTACCTTGTATCGGTAAAGTCCATCAGTTTCCCTAGCCATATCGTAATCTGTAACACCAAAAGACCTAATACCATTCCCTGCAACTGGGGTTAGATAAACTTCTCTTATCGCACCGACTCGAACTTTTTGCGACTTCTCTTCCCCTGTCTGAATACTTCTTTTTGTCACTGACCTTTGTAGGAAGCCAGCGTCTCTCTCAGAAGAATTGGCAATAAGCTCAGTTCTATTTTCATAATCGACTGGTTTTACTTTGCCTCTTCGCAAGCCTCGAACTACCCTCTCTCTATAAACAGAGAAGTTCTTGATTATGCATCTTTGTAGAATATCAGCTTTAGCTTTCTTGTCTGCTGTTTTCAGCAAAGCACCGTACTGGGTGTTTTCACGAATAATCTTTTCGTGATCAACGTGAAAAACAAACTTAATTACATTTTGTGCATCTGATGAATAAATGGGTTCTGTGATGTAGGCTTCGCTCTTAATCACTCTAATATCTTGCGAAGTCTTGATAGAACCGGCTGGGGTTCTTCTTGGACGCACAGGATGTAGCATCAATTCTGGCTCTGCTAGGTCATCAAGTATTCTATAATCTTCAATCAAGAAGTTGCTGACCTTGCTTGCCGTAAGCGTAGAGTGCCGATCTTGAGTGTGAAATGCACCTGCCATAGTCTGGCCTTCGGGACCGATGTGGATTGGGCCTGCCCACACCTTGCCATTTGGCAATTTATACACAAAAGCATTATTTACCACACTACTATCGACTAAGATACGCTGTGCGGTTGAGTTACCTTGAATATATCTTCTTCTATTTGATCTTGAAATTACGTTTTTATCTCTTAAAACTTCATTCAAGTCTTGAAAAACGTGAGCAAATACAGCTATATTCTTAGGATTTGCATTAGGAAGGTAGAAAGAGGTTGAATAAGTTACGTCATATGTTTCTTGGCCATCTACTGTGACCGCAGTTTCACTCTTTAGGGAAGAATCACGAACCTTTTGAAGATTGATTATATTTTCTTCAAACTTGCCTTGTAGTCTAGCCCTCTTAAGGTAATCTGGACTAAACTCTCCGTTTATAAGATCTTCTGTGATAGCCTTTCTTTTCGATAGAACGACTCTAAGATTTAGATATTTAAGAATTTCGTCTCGTTCAAACCAAAATGATTTACCGCTCTGGCTGTAACGATCCTTAAGAACAAGGTCTACAGTTACTATTAAGCCGTTAGAACCTCTAGGGATATTCTCAAAGTCCACCGAAGAAGGATTGGGCTGACTTTTGCCGAACTGATTCTTCTCCAATTGATCTAGCGCAGATGGGTCGTACTCGACACCGCGACGTGAACCAGCCAAAACAGAAGGAGCGAGCGTAACCTTCTTAACATACACGTTTGGTAAAACGGTATCAAAAATACTAGAAATGTCTACTTCAGTTGCCATTCTTTGGGGCCTCTAAGATAAATAGTTTCATATTTAATTATCCAAGCACTCATCGTCTTCTGCATCAGAGAAGTAAATGTTAGATCGGATTGGATCAACAATATCTGGGCATTCAATCGGGGAATCTATCAGAATGTCTTTTGCCTTCAGTTTCGAGATGGCTCGGCAAATCATATTCTCATCAATTTCTTCATCTACGTTAACATCAAAATAATACTGAACACACGTTGGGTCTAGCTCCGGGGCCTGCCCATTGACACGCCCTGCCATCTCTTCTGCTTCTTCACGATCTATCAATAGATTATTTTTAACCATTTCGACTGGCTTAATGAAAGATAGCTGTTTTAACACTTGCTCATTTAGTGGGCCAATCTCATCTGTTATTTCAAAAACCTCAATATCAAAGTTCTTATAATCAAAAGGAGCATTGTTTTCATCAACTATTAACAATAGTTGTTCAGGCCCCACTGCGATCTCTAAGCCATCCGCATAGATTGTTCCATTTGTTAGTTCTGGATCCACCTCGAAAGAAACCTTTGGGTTATTTGGATCAAAAGCAGTTATTTTGAATTCAACATCTGTTTTAATCTGCGGTATTTTTATGAGTTGATGGGAGCGTGACTTAATCTTTCCTGCTGGAGCAGTCCCCGATAGATTATTTTCCAAGTCGTTAATTTCACCTTCTAAAAATTGAATATTAAAAGCGGGTGTTTTTGATGAATCAAGAGTTGTTGTACCTAGGGGGTAGTTAAAAACATTCAACTTCTCATAAGCTCCAATTAGCTCTTTCTCCGAAGCGTCATTAACATCATCAAATAAATATTCGTCTCTTCCCGTAAAGCCAACCTGTGTATGTAGTAGAGGAGTTTCTTCTTGGATTCTTGGTTCTGCTGAATTTTTTGCCTCTGCTACGCCACCGTAATTGGCATCATAAAGAATGTTTTCATCAAAGAAGGCGTAATAAGTGGGCTTCCACTCCCCTTTTGACAACAAATGGCGACCATACTGGGTTAGTTGAATATCTAAGATCTCTTCTTTTGGATCAAAAAACTTCATCTATCTTCTCCACTGTTAAGGGTAGGGAATGGATTAGTCAGGTTAGTGTCTACACCATCAGTATTTAATTGAGTATTATTTCCGGTTCTGCTAACTTCATTAGGGTCTATATCAAGAGTCTGCCCAGATGCAGGGGTGCTAGGAACCTGTCCTGATGGAGTTCGTACATCAGCGTCTGGGTTCAATCTTTTTGACTCAATCGTCTCTGCTGGAACGACAGGTATAGATGCTGGTTCTTGCTTGAGGATTGTTGATCCTATTGTTACATCTGACTGAACCTGAGCCAACTCAACCAATGAGAAGTTATCATAAGGCCAGTTAAATGTGTAGAAAGGTGTTTCCTCAACGTCTCGCTGACCAATGGCTTTGAAGTAATCTCTCTTGGCTCTCTTCTTAACCTTGAACACCATCCACTTAAGCTTCTCAGGTAATTCAATGTGGTGAGGCAACAATCCTTGGGTTATGGCGTCAATAGCTTCAGTTGTGTCTCCCAACAACTCGTTAACGAGCAGTGGATGCTCCACCGTTGCCAAGGCTGCTTCTGCCTGAACACCAATCTTCGGATTCAAGTTTTGCCAAATGTGTGAGAGATCGTCAGAATCAAGATCATGGAAGAACTCAAAGATATACATGGCAACTGGGTCAACACTTGGATTTGCAACAAAGTCCATCGCAGGTGGGAAAATATATTTACCCATAAGCTCTACTTGCCTTTTAACGCTTGGCCCTGCTACTGAGTTGAATAGTGCTGATCTTGGATCTAGTATATTGAAGAACTTTCTCTCGCCTTCTTCTTCGACGAAAGGAACGGCTACAATTGCTTCACTAATTCTCTTCTTGTTTCTCATTCTACCAACCTTAACAGGCTCTGTATCGAATCCGCAGATGTCTACAAGAGAAAGGGGCTTAGGCGTAGTATGTGTACTTCCGTCGTCTGTGCCAAGAAGGTCTTTGCCTGCTCCGTCAATTGGGATTCTATATCCTTGCAGAGAAGATCTAATGTTTTCCACCTCAGCACTTGTAAAGTCCGTGGCGGACCCTGTAGAGATTCTATTGCGGAAGTCGAACAAGCCAGATGGATCGTTAACAATGGAGCTTGATGGATGGTTTTCAAGCCAGTTAGATGGAATATCTGTTACTTGAATGTAAACACCTTCGTCATCCAGAGGCAATCTTCCGAACTGGTGCCACATGCCACGAGGAATAACAGAGTTGGCTCCTCCATTTGATATAGTCTCACTAGAAGCAACTTGAGTAATATCAGAATCAGTAAGGTAGTTGAAGTTCAGCATTGGAGTCTCGAACTTAGTTTGGATCTTCCATCTTCTACCTTGCTTCTCAAAAAGGTTTAAACTTGCATCGGCTTGCATCGCCCAAGCATTTGCCCATGGGCCAGCCATTGGACCATACTCAGAGGCTGTTTGGAAGTAACTACTTCCAGCATACGGGGAAAGGGCTTCTTGGTCAAAGCGCCATTTTCTAATGTAGGTTCCTTGAAGTCCAATTCTGGCATCGTTGGAGCCCTCGTTCCCAAACACACTGTTTGGTCCGCCACCCGGATTATCACGGTCGCCCGTCTGGTCATCTGTTCCAATTCTTGCAATTGTGTGCAGATCGTTAAGCGTAGGAACGAATTCACCAGAAGCATTGAGAGCAGTTGTAGAAATGCTTGCACTTGGATAGAAAACAATATCAATCCAAGCTTCGCCGTCGTAATACGGTGGCGTGTGTGAGGCATAGACTGCGTTAACAGGCGAGAACTCACTGGAACCAGTGTTGTAGTACCCATCTAGACCGTCTGTTGCAGACCCAGAATGCACTGCTACGGGAGGACCAAAAGCAGAAGGTCGGCTGTACATGGTGAAGTTAGTATTCACTGTTCCTGATAAATTCTGAGGTATTGAATACTCGCCCCACGAACCTGTTGGCGGCTTGGCACCTGTTGTACTCCGGTACATTTTAATTCTCATACCATAAGGCTGGCCCGGAATCATTGGCTTCCACTGACCTGAGGGCTTAGAAACAAGCTTGGTGCATTCGCCCTTTCTCAAGAAGAAGTCAATTGATTCTGCCAAGAAGTTATGCATCATATTGTTGTATTTTCTGTTAACCAACTGCCCATCCCAAGAAGCAGTGGCAGAAAGTATTCCAAACTTAGAGGGCTCGTCATTAACTATATTTACACCTGCAAGGTATCTTTCTGGTTCTACAAGGGCTTCAAATGGAACACGATAGTCCCAACCATCAGCGTGCGATACTCCACTAGCTTCTGGGCGAATGACTCCGGCCCCAAGGCCAGTTTTAGATTGTTTTGTTGAGTTTGAATAAATTGCGAATGAAGCTGTTGTTGCATATCTCTCAGTAGCATTACTTTCCAAACCATACAAAGGAGCCACATCGTATGCCCCAGTCATAATCGGATAGTCTACAGCAAGCCCTGACTTGATTGTGTTGAAAAGAATGCCGGGGGAGAAAAATGGCTTGTTAAAGATGTTTTGCTTGGCCTTCTCTGCATTTGCATTATCTAATGTGAAGTTCAAGTATTGTCCAACAGAGCCTGAGAATCTTTGAGCTAACAACCTAGTTCGCTCGGCAGGGTAAAATCCGTTGTATGGAACAAACTTCTTAACAGCTTTGCACTTAAGCTTGATTGAGTTAGGGGCTGCGAAGTCTTCGTGGTCGTCACGAATAACTTCAAAATATTTCATGAAATCTGAATTTGTAAAGACAGTGAAGAAACTATCGTCTTTACTGTTACCGGGAACAGAGGTTCCATCTTGGGCCAAAGAAACATTTCCAGTCGGTGTGCCGACAATTCTTAGCATTCTTTCGTTTTCAACTAAGAAGTCATTATCTCTCATATCGTAAAAATCGAGATGATCAGAGATTCTAAATTCAGGAAGAACTGAATATCCTTGGCCAAGTGCCTTGATGTCCGCAAAGAAGTCATCGTACCTGTCATAAAACGGCTTTCTTTCCTCTTTAATAAAATCAGGAGGGGCGGAACCAGAAAGATTACCTTCTGCATCTAGGCGTCGGTCGCCGCCGCCCTCATACTTGCCTGCAAGAGTTGGCGCATCCCAGAAAGCGGTGCCTCGGCCAACAGAAGCTGTCGGCAACAACCTACTGTCTAGAACACTAGAAGTAATTGGTATTTGATCTCTCATTTGCCAAGGCGGCGTGACAGAGCTGCTAAAAGGCATAATATGCTTTCTAGCGTACAGGATACCTTTTTGTTTGTTTAGATTTCCGTAATCTGGACCAAGAGGGTTGCTGTTAGGGTTTTGTCTTTGTGTGAAGTGAACGTACATGTTTTGTAGTTCGCCAGATTTGTGCCCGTCTTCATTGTTGCCCGGATTGTTTGGATAAGTTCCAGCACCGAAAAGACCTCCGTAAGCTTTAGGCTGTGCCTCGGTGGCGAAATCTTCAATAGCATCCAAAACCCAAATACTCTGTCCGGGGGTGACACCCATTGAGTTTCTTATTTTTTCGAAGAGCGCACTTTTAGCTCCATTGGTTGTAAAGTCATCTACTGGGTATCCGAAACCTTTGTTATGACGATATAGAACATATCTGTTCTTGTTTCTTTCTAGTCGGTCATCGCGCCAGAAGTCATTATAGTAGTTAGTTCTACCTCGAACCTTATTTGTGCCCATGTTTTCATTTGAAGGGTAAACAACTTCTGAGTAAACAATCTTATTTACAGCAACAACTGGGCTGGCCGGATCGTCTAAAGCACCCTCAAGATAAAGACCTTTAATCTGCTCATAAGCAGTGTCTTCAATATTTGAATTCAAGTTAATTGCATTTGCAAATTCTTCATTATCAAAAGTAGTTAATGAGTTTCCAAAAGTGGATTCAATAACAACAGTGCTTACCTTGTCTCGGCCTCTTCTAGTTTTGCCAGTTTTAATCTGTAGTTCGTGAACAAGGGGTCTAAATCTTGTTGTCGCAACTGATTGAGAAATTTGTAGAGTTGCACCGTATCTTCCTCGGACCTGTGTTGTGCCCCCTACTACTGGGACGTTAATAGTATCGCCTCCATCGGGAGTATGACTATAGATATTATTATTGCGGTAAAATCTTCCTAGTGGGCCTTGGCCTACTCGAATTTGCTTCCAAGTTGGGTAACCATAGGGGCCTTGACGATGTGAAATGATTTGATTTAATGCAATAGCCCTGAAAGATCCAATATCACTATATGTGCCTGTGACCTGTGTACCGGGACTAAACAACTCAATGAATCCGCCGTGGAGAACAGTAGTCTTAGAACCAAGTTTTGAAATATCTGAGTGGTTGTAATATCTTAAGGTGCTAAGATTAAGATTAAAGCCAGTGGTTTGCTCGGCTGGATCAATCTTTTCAATAATATTAGAATTTAGGCCCGCAAAGTCTGTAGGAACAAAACTTCCACTAGAGATGCCTGAAGCGTGTTCCCAATTTGGATTTTTAATAGAGGGAAGTCTTACCTCGCCATTAGTCTTGATAGCATTTGAACTGAAGATCGCGAATGAACCTACATCACTGGCGCTTGCAAAGTTTATAGCTCCGACAAGGCCAGCAGACGTAGAGACATGCCCATCATAAGGGAAGTATCCGTAAATATTTGTATTTGAAGAAATATAAGAAGCAGTAATCCAAGCGTATTGATAATCTGATCTTGGAATCATATGTTGGACGTAGTAGTTATCAAAAGTTGATGCAGTTAGGGCAACAGTCTGAGAAGAAGCACTCAATTCGAGCCTCTTGAGTGGGTTTCTGTTAACCTTGTGATAAGATGCGTCAACAGTGTAATCTAGAGCAGATACTGAAGAGCCTGATCTTATACCAAACTGTTCACTCCGCTCTGTAAGAAGAGTTTGCAAAGGCTGTCGAACAGTAAGGTTTCTGTAATTAAGGTTATTATAAGGTGAGAACTGAGCAGATGGAAGGTCTAAACCTGCACCACCTTGGTTGTCTCCAGATGTCTCAGGGCCACCGGGGGCAGAGAAGCGTTCGACAATAACATGCTTGTAAGCGTCTCTGGTTGGCTTTGTATAGTCAACCACACCAGTGATGGCTGTTGAGAGAATACTTGCTGAACCAAAGCCTTCTGCTTTAACAAACGCGCTATTATTGAGACTGCGATCTGATGTTTGCACGAACTCGTATACTTCATTGTAGTTGCCCATTGCAACTGTGCCGTTTGAAGCTGTTGTGTGTTTAATATTTTTAATGCTTACAGGACGCTTAGCAATCTGATCACGGCGATATTGTGGACGGCTTGAGGTTTCTGTTTCAATACCAACACTTGCATCTGACTCGGGAATAAAGAATAGTGTTTGGGTGTTTTCCCTGAATAAACCATAAGCTTCGGGTCTTGTTGTGGCAGTATCAGAACCTCGATTTACATCAACGTGCCTATGGCGATGGCCACCAACATGTTTTTCAGTAAACGGCCCTTGCATTGGAATCTCGTAAGAATCTCCATAAGAGTCATTATGCCACCCTGCTAGTTCAGCATTATTTTTAAGAAGCGGGATACCATCAGTGTCCCTTGTATGACTAGCAGCTTCTTTCGAGTAACCATTTTCTGTCTGCGCCGAAGAACTAAATGGCACAAATGGCATAACATACTTTGAGCCTTCAATATTATCTGGAAGATTTGTTGTGCTGGTAGTGTTTTCAGATGGTGAAATAGCGACTCTTCTCTTTTCTTGTTTCAATACTGGTCGCAATTCTGGCGTAGCTATATCTGGCGTTCCACCAATAATTCTAGTTTTAAGGCCCTTAGAATTTCTAAGAATAGAGAATATGGCATCAGGCTTTTGTCCTCTTGGGTAGTTGTAACCACCCTTGATCTCTGGGGATATGCTTGGAGTAATGCGTACAGGCTGAGCAAATCGGCGTAGGGCGTAAGTTGAACCTTCGTAGTTGCCAGATGAGCCAACGAATGTTTCTGCTGAAGCAGAGTTGAAGCTAAGAATAATATCGTTTATTGATTGTCTCGCGCTGTCAATAGCCGCAGGAGTTGCAAAAGTGGCATTATCTCGCTTAGCTCGCTCTTTCCACCATTTTGCATTTGTGTCCTGACTATCATTAAGTGGAGCATGGCCAAACTCCCAGCTATAAGTCAACTCTTCAATTCTCTGTACACGAGCTTCTAGCTTAGCTTCATCGCCACCAAATCTCTGGTTGCCCTTGTAGTCAAGGAGAGGGTACTGATGTCGGTACTTGGACCTACCAAGAATGTGGTCTTCAATCATAACTCGAATTTCGTCGCTAACATCGGCTGAAGCTGGAACAAGTTGTTGCAAGAAAATAGCAAGTGATTGATCAATCCACTTGTAGAAGTCAATAAATTTATCAAGATCTGGGTTGTTATCGACCTTTTCAAAGAAAAGGTTGCGAAGCTTGTCAAGACCCTTGTAGTTATCTCTGTACTTGTGGACCATATCCCCGATAAGATTGTTGAAGTCAACAATTGTACCAAACATATCAACCATTTCTTGCGAAATGACACCATACATACTCTTTTCGAAAGCAAAGAACATTTGAGAAATAGCTGCGTCTCTTGGGAAGAATTCGTCGTCCCCTGTCATCACGTTGACAGAATCGGCAGTATTGACAACCTCTGGGAGTCTTGTCTTAGCTGTTGGAATAAATTCTTTATTGATTACTCCGGTAGAAGATACAGCATCGGGGAAGTAACCAACACCTGCGTACTGGTTAGCCAAGATGTGCGATACATCAGTTGCATTTGGGTATCTGTCTCTTAAGCTGACAGAGCCCGAAGAAGCATCATTAACAGCAAACTCGCCTGAGGCGTTAGATGCAGTTACTTGTGAATAATCCCAGTTTAGGGCAAGTGACGCCGCCTCTGGAATATAAACATTGACTTCGCCTGTAGATGTGGTATTTGTTCCGAAAAGAATATTTCTTGATGGATTCTTTGTTCCAATATTCTCTGGATCTCTAGCATGGGCTTCAATAACAGAATTATCTAGGTAGCCAAGGTAGTGTCGAAGCGAAGACACTCTAACATCAGAGTTAGTTATCACTGAGCCACTAAAGTTAGTTCTGTCTGCTCCAACATAATATCTTCTTCTGCTGCTTAGGTAACCGTTGTGTAGCCCAGTCGTTGAAAGCTCGAAGCGGTTCTTGACTACACCATACTCCATATTTATGCCATACCACTCTAGAACTCCGTCACCGGTCACGCCAGAGCCAGTGATCCCGTTTGAGTATGGCCAGAACTTGTCTTTTATCCTGACAGCAAAGTTCCACTTTTGATTATCATACACATTGCTATAAACATCCGAAGTTAGTGTAAAATTACCTGCTCGGTCTTTAAGAACAAAGAAAACGTCTTTTGATTCGTAGTTTGTTCTTACTGCGTAAAGCTGGAAGTTTCTATCTTGTGCAGTAGCAGCAGTGAAGTTAAAGTCAGAATGGCTTGACGCAGCCGCGTGGTGGCCAAAGATAGAAGAACTGAGAAAGTTAGTATCAAAATGCTGTTCATTTGATCTGTCAAACTTTCTTGGGAATATAACTTCAATCTCGGTAGTTGTTGCAAAGTTAGCATTTGTACCAGAGATATAAGTTACATCTGTTGTGTTGGCATTATTAAGTGAAGAACTTTGATAAACGATGCCGCCAAAACGGTCTGGAGAGTTAAAATCCACATAGTTCTTTCGTGTTGTGGTGTCATAGAAAGTGTCCTCAAATTTGAATTCTGTGTTGTTGCCGTATGCATTGAATTTTACAATCTCGTCTCCAATGCCGTAACAACGGATGAGGTTTCTGAAAGCCTTTTCAGTTCCCTTGGACTTGTAGATATAGCTGAGGTTGTTGTAAATGTTTTGGTAAATTAAGTTCTTAACTTCATGAATGTCAATTGAGTAAGCTTCGTCTGATGACCTATTCCCAAAGTATTCTAAAAGTGTAGCATCAACAAAAATCTCAGGAGCTGCTAGACCTTTTGATGTTAATAACCTTTGGGCAAATGGAAGAGGCTTGACACTTGCACTATCATAAGTTGTATCCGTTAAGTTAGGAAGCCTTTCAACTTGAAGCTGCAAGGTATCAAAATAAGAACCCACAATCTGAGTTAATTTCTTGAGGTCTCCGTTGCCTTTCGTCTCATCCTCGTCAACCATCCAACTTGGAAGAGAGTCTTTGATACTTGCTTGGTTTTCGAAGTCATGGATACTTCCAGTAACTTCAAGCTCTGTTCTTAGAGTCTGAACGTCTGGGTGAAAATCATAAATAATAGGGTCTCGATACTCAACTGTGCCAGCAGTAACCGATGTTGCCTCATTTATAGCAGACCCGGTTGATCTAGCACCAGAAGCGTATCCTGTCCAAGTTCCGTTCGTAATGCGGCCAGAGTAATCCAAAACAGTTGAGTCAGTGGAAGAAACACCTGTAATCCCTTCATTGAACTTGTAATAAACGCCAAGTTCTGCGTTTGCAATTTCGTTGTTAGTTCCACCTCGGACCTGTGTCCAATAGTTCTCTTGAATCTGCTTTTCAGTTCTCAGAGACTTCCAGTATCTGAACTCATCTAATGATCCAGAAAGCTTTCCTGCACCTGCAACTGCGGAGGAACCACTTGGGCTTGTTATAAGAGCACCAATGCGGGCTCGGAGCGCACCAGTAACTTCCTGTATATCTAGGGCACTTTCTAGAGAACTAACAGAAGTACCATCAACATAAACTTTAAGTGCGGAAGTGCCAGAGGTATTCTTAAAACTGATTGCGTAATGACGCCAAGCGCCATCGGCCAATGTACTGTCTGTCAACCCGGTGTCCAAGTTAACATTGGCAAACCCAGTTGTACCGGACATTATGTTTAATCTTAGCGGGGTAGAAGAAGCAGTTAAGAAAACCGTCAGTCTTCCGTAAGATACACTACCAGAATCTTCTCCGTTCCATAGATCAAAAAGAACCTCTTTTTCAGTAAGACTTGGAATAAACTCGTCTTTTTTCAGCCAAAACTCAACTGTCTGTCCTGTTGTCCAGTCAAACTTTAGATTTGATTCTCTTGAGCCTACTCTTCCTAGTGCAAGAGTTCCTTCAGTGTTGTAAATATCTGTGTCATAGTAGTTTGAGCCAGTAAACTTCTGATGTAGCTTACCTGTTGGCATTCCACCGGATGCAGTATTTGGACCACCTTTTAATTCAATATATTCTGGGTTTGACGATCTACCATAACCATCGGCTACACTTGATTGTGCTCCCCAACCGTTGGCAGAAAAAATAGCATAACCAGTTGTTCTTGGGTATCTCGAATCAAAAACGTACTTGTCAATGTAGTTTGATTCGTTTTGGAAGCGAGTGATCTCTTCTTCTGAGCCATCATATGGATACTCTCTAATAATTCTTGAGATAGTATCTTCATAATACTGCTGTGCTGAGCCATAGCGGGCAAAGTTCTCTGGTTTTGAAAAATCTACCTGAGGTATAAAGCGATTGATTCGCTCGATCTGCTCTCGAACATTATCGGCAGATTCTAATTCAGGTGCATTTTTTACAACTTCTTCTTCAAGATTTGTGGAGACAAGAACCGCACTTGGCTTGTTTTTGTCAAAAAGCTTCTTAATGCTCATTACTAACTCTGCCTCTTGGTTTCAACCTTGAATTTAAAAGCGTCTGGTTGCTCCACCCATTCTCCTATATCTTGATTGTAGAAAGCAAAATTAATTCCGTACATGTACCCGGACTCTAACATTCCCATGTCCAAATCAAAATAGGAGCCTGATGCGTCATAGGAGAGAATAGTGTGATTATCGCTCCCTGTACCATATGGAATGACTTTGAGATCATCAACAACTCGATAAATTTCATAGGATCCACTCTCAACGATATATACCTCTGGTGTGGCTACCGCTCTAGTATAAATAGTGGGATTCCAATCTTTTTGTCTCGTGAATAATCTAAAACGTGCTGTCTCATCTGGACGATAAGCTTCTTTAAGATTTGTTATTGAGATGACGTATTCATCATCTGGTGCTGTCAAAGAATTAGCTAATACTTCAGGACTGATTGTGCCGGTCTGGAACTGCGTTGTAAGGTCTCCGTTATGCCAGACGTCGTACAGTGTCTCGATTGGCGTTGCGGCTGCTGTAAGGGCCACTGAGGCTGAATAAATGCCTGTTGAGACGTAGCCTCCTGTAACCACAGTTTGCAACGCTGACCGGACGTGTGTTCCGTCTGCCACCAAAGTGATAGCACTTCCAGAGGGCGCTGTATCGTCGGCGGACCCTGAAAAGAAACTCACATAAATATTACCTGTACCTATTGAAGGAATATTTCTTAGACGGCCTCTGAAGTAATTGTAAAAATAAATTGTATTTAAGTTTTCTGCGGCGGTTGCGAGAGAGCTGGAATAGTAGAAGTTTCCTCTATCATCTTCGATAGATGAGTTCCAGCGTGCTTCTAATACAGGCTTTTTGAAATGGAACTCTGTACCTCGTGCAAAAAACTTTTTAGTGTAGTAAGATCGAGCAGCCTCTTCAAGAGATGAAGTTAAAAAGATGCCAAATCCATAATTATCAATAGTACCAGCCAACCAATCTTCTACGATAACAGAAACATCTATCTCAAGATCTTCAGTCCCATCATCAAAAGCTTGTGATTTAACGTATCTAAGTGGCTGGGATACTGATCCCGTTAAGTAATCTCCGCCTGCGGTTGTCCATGCTGCTGTTGAACTTGCTGAAACCCAGTTAGATTTGCCAATATCTTTGTATAACTCCATATCAAGCCCGGTGCCCTCGTTCCAAGAAGCTGAAACAGGCTGTGCCATTAGGGTGAAAGACTTGGGCAAAGTTTGCCCATGCGGGGCATTAGATAGCTTAAGGTAAAAAGAAACATTGCCTGAAGCTGGTAAAACATTATTAGTTCTATCCGTGGAAAGCTCTGAGGTATCAAATTCTACCAGAACGCGAGAAAGCTCAGAAGAAGCCGAATTAGCTTGACCGTAAATTGAGAATACTTCTAGAATATCTGACGCACCCATGTTGGAGGTTGTTGCGCGTGAAGTAAGGTTCTCTTTAAAAGCGTTTGTTATAGTGTTGTCTTTTATAGCAAAGTATCTTTTAATAGCCATTATTTAACAGTTCCTCTTATGTCAATAGTAGGAAACTTGATTTCTAGAATTACGTTATCTGGAACAGAGAGGTAACGCCCATCAAGTGACATGTACTTGTCTATATTAAATGTTGATTGGGAATAATTTCCGCCCGACTTATTAACTAGTTTTACGTTGACCGTATCTACAACGCCTCGTACCTTATTTAGCTCAGTAAATACGTCTGTAACATAGAATCTTTCGCCAATATACATTGTTTTATTGAACTTATTTATAAGGGCCTGCGTTGCATTATCAAGAACTTCAAATCTGTTGACATCCTCACTGGAAACAACTTCAAATTCTATTCCAATATTAACAATCTTGGCGTTTAAAATATCAACTGTGTCATTGATCATTCTATATCGGTTCAACCAGACTTTCAAATTATCCTTGAGAGCAGAATTAGACTGGATGAGCTTACCCGTTGCGTCTTCTGAGATCACATACATATTTAGATTTCTTTTTAGAGAATCTTGGTCTCTGACCACTCTACAACGCTTGACAGCGCCGAAATGCGATGGCATAGCGTAAGTAATCGCTTCATAATCAGTAGAGGTAACTGCTCTGTTTTGCGTTGGAAACAGATTCATAGCCTGCATTCTGATCTCTTCAACATCAGGATTTCGAACTGATCCAACAATAGGCTCCTCGTTGTAACACTCAAGACTTGTTATGACCGTTGTCGCCGCAGTTGTACCTGCAATAGTTGGATCATTAAACTCAAATTGTGGAGTAACTATTTTATTAACAGCGCCAATGGCTGCGTTGGCTGACTCCGTGTTGTTTGATCTGTATGTTATGGTAAGAATGGTGTCGGCAGGCCCGATGCCTAACTTATCCGTACCTACAAGGTCGGAAGGATCAAAAGATGTGTCACTAACATAATCTTTAGCGAATCTCTGAAGAACAACATTAGATGGCTCAGCCATGGAGGGGGTGGTAACTTCGGTCTCGGACCCGTAACCAAATTGTAATGTAACAGAGTTTCTAGTTTTTTCAGTTGTGAATCTTCTTGCGGCGATAAACGGACGGATAATAGAAGGAGCATTGTCCCTAGTATTTTCGTCTCTGTTAGGTATTGATTTGTATACAACATCGTGAGTCAAGTAATCTACTTCGAAGTATTCGTTACCTTCAGCGTCAAAGACACTAACAACCTCTACAATATTGCTAACGTTTAATTGTACTTTTTTAAATCTTTCAAAAGTTCCAACAGAAACGGTCTCTACACCGAAACGTCCTGAGATAACTTGGCCAACAGCTTTAACTGCGTAGCTTGTAGGTACGCCATTAGCATCTTGTCTCGCGGCAACTGTTTCGTTGTTTGGATCATCAAATCTTACGTCTTCTGTAAGAATAAAACTAGCGCCTGCACTTGATAAAATCGTATTTCTCTTAAGGATTGGCATGTATCTAATATCTGGACCCAATCCGGTTGTGTTCGCTGGGATTATCGCGTAGATACTAACCATTCCGGTCGTAGACGGAGAGCCCTTGAACTTATAACCCATCTGCTTAGCAATTCTAATAATATTGTCATATTCAACTGATGTATCAAGGAAAGACTCATTAACTTGATAATCCAAATAGAATGACATAATGTCGCCAACGTAGGAGACAGTATCGAGCATTAAAGAGCCAAAAGAAGCTTCAGTAAAGTCCTTAAAGGTGTCAGGATAATATCGCTTAGCGTAATCAACTAGATCTTCACGAATTGAGTCAAAATCTCTGCTTGTATATTTTATCGGGACGTTTCTTTTAGCCATTTAAGGATCTCCATCAGTAATTAGTATTTATCTATTATATTTCTACTGGTATTGATAAATTAGATACAATGTTAGCACCCGGCACACGGAATCTTATATAAATATTTAATCTATTCTGTTCTGTCTCGTTTGGAAGGCCGCCGACAACAGGCGGGCTAGAAACATTTAGTTCGTCAATTACGATATAAGGAGCGTATTTTGCAACCTGATCTCGGATAGCCCTTCTGATTGTATCTTGAGTGCCTTGAGAATTTTGTTCAAATAAATAGTTCCGAACACCAACGCCGAAGTCTGGAATCATAATTCTTTCGCCGGGTGCTGTTAAAATTATTGTTTTAAGATTTTGCTGAGCAAGTGCTTCCAAATCTTTGTGAAGACCATATGCGCCATCGACAAGATCAACAAAAAGTGGTAATTTTACTCCTAATCCTTCAGACATATAAAGTCCCCCTATTCATCTGGACATTCGTCGCCGTCTTGGTCAAACGGTCTATTCTTAAGCCTTCTGCCGCGTTGCCACCATCGCAAACCATCTTCAAAGTTGAGAAGAGGTCGCAGGGCCTCACGGACAGAATCAGGTCTTGATCTGTGGTTGTAATTATTTTCTTCCTTGAAGTCAATAGATGCTGCTGAATCATACAGGGAAGTAAAGATGTCTCTTGCATCATCCCTAGTTTTATCATATACATCATCGTCTCCTCTGGCCCACTTTCTGAATGTTGGACCAATTGACTTCTTGCCTCCTGCAACTTCCCACATATCGCCGCCATCTGCCGGGTATCCGGGGGTTCCAAGTGAAGCAAAGAAGCCTTCAGATATATAAATAGCCATCAAGGAAGTAAATCGAGATAGCGGGAACATATATCTAAACCAAGCTTTATATTCCACAGTCTTAATTAGTTCTTTGATTAAGCAATATACATCGTAAGATTCTGGATCAAAAAGTGTAAACTCTTGGTCTGGAATTGGTAGTTCTGCTGAAGCAATTGGAATAATATATTTTGGTCCCTCTGGGCTGTCTAAAATGTAAGACTTGTCCAATAGAGATTTATCGGCAGAAATTGTATTCATAATCTCTTCAAAAACTTCTCTTTGGTCGTCTTCAAACTTATAAGACAAGCGCAAACCAAACCTCCAACCTGTCACTTCTATTTCATGACGGTGGCCGTCATCATCGCTATTTAGGTTAGCTCTCTCAAGAACACCGTCTTTAATAATGTGGTAGTGCTCAGCGCCACTAATGTCAATGTGTGCAGAAGTTACTCCGTTACCATTTTCATCAATTTCGTAAGTGTGAACATGGTCTTCAATCTTTGTAGTTTGGCCATTGTTTGAAGGTTCTCCCCAAAGTTTTGAGATGTCACCTGAGAGTCCTTCAGCCTTCTTTGCTCGAACAAAATCGTCCCAGTCTTCTATATTCACAATGTTATACAGATTCTCTGAACGGCCAGAAATGTCGGCTGATGGCTCAAGCTTGTCTTCAATCTTTATATATCTTTCTAGAACAAAAGGCCAATTCCTGTTTGACTCTTCGTAAACTGTCTTGAGGGCAGTGGCAAATGGAGAACCAGCGGGGCCGACAGACTCAAGTTCATTAATCCTGTCCTGAACTGAAGGCGGTAACCCAACCTTAATGTTATGAGTTTCGGGATTGCTAGGATCTGACTGGACGTCAAAAGGTCCGCTTCCAAACACTCCACCATTTACCCAAGCATCGCTCATTAAGAAAAGGTGATCAATATCATAAACAAAAGAACGAATGTTGTCTTGGTAGAGTTGGCGTAGAGATTCAAATTCTTCTCGAATGTACCTTTCTAAGAAAACCAAAGCTTGATCTTCAGTTCTGTTCATGACCTCTCTAAATGCAGTATCCTTTGCAGCCTTGGCTCTGAGCTTGTTGAAACTTGCTGAACCATAACCTAAACCGATAGCTGTCTTGGCTGCCGGTGTGGACAGTGCTCTCTTCATGTAATTTTGGCTAGTTATTGCTGCACTAGAAAGGGCCTCTTCCTTTCCGTCAAAGACATCATAGAAGTTTTGGATTTCTTGCTCAATAACAAACCTTGCAGCACGCTCTTTCTCAGTCAAATCTGTTTCTGGATTTAGCAAGCCAGACGCGATCTTTCTTCTAATTGTATTGTAAGCTTGCTCAATAACTCGGTAGTAGTAAGTATCGCTGGCTCTACCATTGAAGAGGCGACCGTCACTAGCAAGTCCGGCTTTAATTTTCTGAGCTACATAAGCGGGTAGGAGATCATCGTAGTTTTCTTCCGTCATCGCAAACATGATAAATGCCGGTGTCGCCCGGATAAATATATCAACAATATAAATTCTAGCGATGGCACGGATCGCTCCATCAATATTTGAAGCAGGCCCGTTTTCAAGAATTTTATCATATGGAGCTTCTTGAGCACAAAGTGGATCAGATTTTAGTCTGTCATCTAGTGTAAGCTTCCCACAAAGCTCTGCTGCCCTCTTAGACACATCTTCTAGCTTATAGAGGGGTACTCTAGCAGGTTCACACCCATCGACCTCAGGGACCAATCTAGCGGCCAAATCGAGCCATCCACCAAGCTCTTGTTCTTGAACATAAAATGGTTTAGGAACTCTCTCAGGATCAACGCCTGCTTTAATCAAGTTTCTGGCGAATAATCCACCATACTTTTCTGGATCCAAATATTCGATTACTGGCTCTAGATAAGGATCGTAGCCATACTGGAATGCCGGGGATATTGTGTTGAGGGCAATCTTGGCGGCCTTTTCTCTTTCTCTCCTGTTTTGACTATCTACTGGATCAATATCTGGTTCTGGGGGCTCTAGGAAGCCGGAATCTTCGTCTTCGTTACTTCTATCAAGAGGAATATCTGACCGTCCCAGAGCAATAGATTGGGAAACCCTCTTTAAGAATCCTGTAGATACTTTATCGTATGCTCCATTACTTTGATCAGAGAAGTACCGACGAATCAAATCATCTCCATCTAGAATCTGATTGACCTTCTCAGGATCGCTTGATACCTGAAGGAATCTTCTTACAAAGAATTTATACATAGACTCAATCTGATATGAATCAGTCACATCTGTGTCAGATGCTTTAAGATCCGGTACAAGGGCACCCAATACTGTTGCTTCAGTGGGCAATTGTTGCAAAGGACTGCCGTAAGTTCCCAAGTTAACCAAATAATTCTCTACTTCTTGGTCTACTGAGCCCTTGGATGTAATTTCAAATTTTGTATAAGTGTAATCTGGGTCATCTAGAATTGAAGGCGGAATTTCAACATCTCCGTTTCTTCTGAGTTGTCTTCTAGATAGAGTTTTGCCGCTAGGGCTACTATAAGTAACATCTACACGAACAGCGTACTCATTATCTCTTTTTAATTTTCCAGATTCATCAAATAAATTATAATCATAATTTAACTCAAAACTATACAAAGGATTCGGAGGAGGAGAGCCCTCTGATTGTTGGGGGTCATCACCAAAGTCTCTGAAGTTAAGTTGAATATCAGAAGATGATACGTCTGGGTATTCTTCTAGCTTGGCACGAACTGGAAAAGCGTCAACAAAGTCTTGGCCGTTTGTGCCTGCTGCTCGTCGATTCTCGGTAGACCATTTAGAAAGCTTTTTACCACCAACCAACTGGCCTGCAACGCTTATGTCTTTCCCGTTTAGGACTCTCCAGACACGATTCTTTCCACTTGTGTCTGGTGCTCGGGGGTCGTCTGTCAAGCTTTCTCCGGTAAAGATTTTATCTTTAGCAGCCTGAAGCATTTCGCTTTTTGCCGTGGCAAACTTTTGTGGAGATTTGATTGCCAGAGGTCCACCTGCATCGAATTCAAACTCATTGAAAAATGCATTTAGGTAATTTATTCTTAGTTGAATCCTATCTTGATTGATGGCGTCGGCTTGACGCCAAGCATCTCTCGCTTCACTTGGAGATGTAAAGCCTTCAGGAGAAAGTTGAGTCTTTACAGAGGGATTTAAATCTCTTAGCTGCTTACACATCCATGCACCAACCGTTGGAGGATAGCCTCCATACGACTTTCCGCCAAGTGAAATACCAAAATCTTTACCGCGTAAATTGTTGCCGTAAATATCCGTTGCCGGGGCAGCGCGACCTTTGTAAGGTTCTCTAATCGCATTGTTAGAATAGAACTCAAATAGCCCCAAGTCTTGCGAGTTAGGAGATCCAAATGAACCAACTAACCAATTGTGGTGCTTCCAAGGTCTACCTCTAGTATCTGCGAGAACAGCGTTTAGGACACCGCCTCTACCGTTAACCAAGTTTATTGGCCTCATTAAGTCTCTTAAATGAGACTCTTCCAGCTTTTGGAATAGTGTTTCAGAAATTGAAGCATTAAGATCCGCCACTAATGGATCAATTTGTGGGTAAAATCCATCAGGAGGACAACCGGGGCCGCTCGCAAGTGGCGGGAAGTTAGCAAATGGGCCATTCTGCAAAATATCGGCCAAGTCTTGCAAGTCCTGAATCGCCTCATCCTTCAAATCATTAATTTGATCTCGGCATTCTTGAGGGCTTAAGCCTTTTTCTGTTAGAAGATCACACCTAAGGTCGTCAAGAATATCAGCAATATCGTCTGGGCAAGGGAAGGTATTCCTGCTACCAGCGCCCGGAGCTAGAACCTCCACAAGCTCATCTAGATTAGGAATAAAGAAGCCTAGAGCTGGGAAGAAGGTAGCAAAAGCGTCTGGATTGGAGAAAATCTCTCTGATACATTCGGAATCACTTGTAGCCGCAACCTCAAGAGCAAGTCTCATAGTTTCTTCGCTTGCTGTTCCAGTCAAAAGCTGAATTACCTGACCCTGTGTTAACATCAAGGAAATGTCATCAATAAAGCTGCTCATCTCAGCGTTTGTTAGGGTTTCCAAACAAGTAGCGTCGGGGCCTGATGCTGCGGCGAGAATGGCTTGGAGTGCGTCTAACAACTGGTCATCTGTTGCATCTGGGCATAAGTTATCTTTCAGAAGGTCTCTAAAGTGATCGGACCCTGAGAACAAGTCTAGTAGATTGGCCCCAAGCGTAGCAATTGAATCACAAGCAACGCTAAGAATCTTGTCTAATATGCGCTTTAGGATTTCCATTGTCATAGCTAGAGCTGCTTGTTTTAGGGCTTCATAAATAGCAAGCCCAAGTATTCTAGCCAAGTTAAGAAGGCCCTCTACGAAGGTCAATTCGCCATTGACTCCTATTGGGTTTAGGCAAGGAAGAGTTATATCGCCATCCCACTTACACAGGTCGGCTTCTATTGTATTTAAAAAGGAATCCAAACGAGGGCTGAACGAGAGAAGGGGTAGTGGTACAGCGCATGGATTATACTTGGCAGACGCAATCAATCCTGCAACAATGGGAGCACCGGGAAGTTTATTAAGTTCGTTCAAAAGCTGATCTACTTCGAGAACATCTAGCAAAGCTGCCCTGTATGAGTCAACAATTTGCTTTTGAATGTTACCTAGAGAAGTCCCAAGAGCATCACCAGAGCCGGGTGATTGGCTACCAAATTGTAGATCTGCTCCGGGTATTTCAATCCCACCAAACGATGGACCTGTTGGTGTAGGCACAATCTGACTCTGCCTTTCTAGTTGTCGTGCGTCGCGACGCGCTTCACGATCCTGCTCGCGCTGCTCACTAAAGGCTTCAGGATCTGACTGTCTTAGTTCTCTATCTGCACGTCGTTCTTGTTTATTTTGTTCTTTTCTTTCATTTAGCTCAGCAAAAGTAATGCCGGGACCATTGATATACCCAATGTCCCATGGAGCAGGAACACTGCCTAGTTCACTTCTAATGTTACTAAAGATTGCCTCTTGTTGCTCTGGTGGTAGTCCTACGAAGATGCGCTCTAGGTGTACATCTTCCATTGCGTTAAAAGCCACATCGGTAAGAGCTTTAGTAGCTGTTTCTTCTCCAAGGCCCTTGGCAACACAATCTGCTGTTGCAAGAATTAAATCCAAAAACCCACACACACCAAGTCTGTTAAGTATGGATTGCCACACCTCTTCTACAGTTATCTTGTTTGTTTTGTCTTTTCGTGCTTGCTTTCTGTTTTTTCGCTTAGTTAAGTCTTCACCTGCTTTTGCCTGTGCAGTACCAAGCTTCTGCGCTTGTAATTGATTAGTCCTCTTGTTCTGCGAAACAGCCTTTTGTATTTCTTCAATAATAATATCAAATGTTGGATCTTGAATAGCTATTTTTTCTGAGCTTGCTATTTGCTTAATTCTTTGAAGTTGCTTTCTATATTGCTCCGCATACTCTTTCCCATCACGACCAGAATCAATCTTTTCATATTCTGCTAACAGTTCTTCCGTAGACATACATGATTTATTTTTAAAGTTAGCTACTATGGCATCTGGGATGTTTAAGCCAATATCTAAGGCAGAATTTAAAATGTCTGTTAGGAAATCAGTATTTGGATTTAAGCCGGGGCCTAAAGCTGCGTTCGCTAGACATTGTAAAGAATTGGGATCGTTTAACATTGTGTTTGGATTCGAGCCGTAAAAAACCTCTACTTGTGGATAGAGATACTTAACAACAAACTCCAACCACGGTGGCTGCTCCCTAGCTTGCAAGTCTGTATCAATATCTGGCAGTGCGCCAATAAAGAAAAGTAGTCTAGAGTCCAGTGATTTGTTGTCTGTAATATTGTTTACAAATAATTGTCCTGTTTTGAACTCTTCTTGGCTAGTTTCGGAGAAAATAATATCTGGACAGCCAAACTTGTTTACAATAATTTCTTTTATTTCTAATTGAACTCCATCGTCCTTGAGATCAAACTTGAATGTAATCTTCTCTAAGTTTTGATTGCTAAAGTTGCCTCGGAACGTCGCAGGGTCTTCGAAAGTAAGGCCCGAACCGTCTTTAATCATTTGCTCAATTAGCTTAGCAAAGTTAAGAACCCTTTCGCCTTCTTGCCTCAAGTTTACATATACTTCATCTGTATCGTCTGGATTGCCGTATGGGTCTCTGGCTGCGTTATTACGCTCAATAATCTTTCCGCCGTCTAAAGTAGTCCACCTATCATACTTGTTCTTGAAAGTTGCCATAGCTCGCTTAAAGCGACGAGCCATTGGGAAAAAGTCTCTCCCTGCTATTGTGACTTCGAGATCAGTTTGGAACTTTGCTGTTGGTTGGGATAAAAGTCTGTTTGGCACCCTGTCTAGATATTCAACAGGAATTGAAACAAGGATTCTTGTTCTCGCGTTTCTTTGTGGAGGAATTTTAAAAGCAAGATCTGTGTATGGAAGAATTTCTTCTACAACGTCTCTTTCTTCAGACTCTAGATCATATCCTTTCTTTGGTTGAGGTATTTGCCCTGCTGTGACGCCCGATCCAATACCCTGCCCTATTAAGCCTCCTACTACTGTTGGCAAGATGCCAGCCGACGCGAAGCCTAAAATACCACCTACAACCCTGCCTGCTGTACGTCCGGGTCTGTTTTCTTTCTGAACGTAGTAATAGACCGTGGCGACATCTGATTTATTAAAGTAATCTAGTAATAGCCTGATGCCTCTTCTTCTGTATTCTTCTTGGAAAGCTTGAGAGTTTAGAGTTTCAACGTTTGGACCGGGATCACCATTTAGAACAGGAGAGTTTACAGTAATTACAACATTTTGAGTACAGTTCTTTCCATTAAAAAATGTATCGCCGTTATCTAACAATCCCCAATCTGGAACATACGCGAATGGATTTTCTCTACAAACTGGGCAGGGCTCGGGCTCTTCACCGGGTAGCAGCGGGTCACACTCTAGAAACTTAAATTGATCAAGTGTTTGTGAGTGTTTATCACCTAGATCTTCACCTGTAGCTGTCAATAAACTACTTGGCCCGTCACTTTCAGGACTTAGAGAGAGTCTTTCGTTTTCATTTGGAAAAGTTGATGATGCAGCTTGCTGCATACTAAGAGTTTGATCAGTGGCTTCTGTCTCTAGTCCTTGACCTTCTACTCCAAACTCTTCTAATGATTCGCGGCCTGATGGCTTCCTAATTTTACCCATTTAGTTCACCCTATTATGACGACTATTGATATACTTGCAGCCAGAAACATTTAAGAAGTCTCCCTTTGCTGCATTAATCGCCTTCCTTTGAATTTCAAGATCAACAGCCTGTCTCTGAAGATCCGTCATGATTGTGGTTGCGGTTCCTATCCCTGCCGTCAAAGTAGCAACAACTGGCCCACCAGCGTTTGCCCCGGTGCGGGGTTCTAAAACTAAAGATACCATTTTTTGCATGTTTACAGTGATAGAAGTTAGCATATGATTAAGCCCTTCAATTCTTTCCATCATTGTTTCAAGGGCTGCTTGAAGATTTTCGCCTTTTGGAATTGGTTGCAGAACTGGTCTCCTAGGAGCTTCGGTTGGTAGTTTTCTACCAGTATCTTCATCTTTGTTACCAGCAATAATATCAATTCCATGTATAATTCTAATTTTGCCGCCTCGTGAGTTTCTTGTGGCAGTTGTTCCAGAAACAATCTTAATACCTTTGCGAGCGACAATTCTGATTTGATCGGCACACATGCCAATTGCAGATTCAGCTACCGAGTTTCCTACATTACCCTCAGCTAAATCAAAGTATTGGTCAATATCTGCTCTCTGAGAGATATAAATTCTTGCAGCATCACCGGGGAGTCCCTTGCCTATGCTTCCAAAGTTTTTTGAAGCCTCAGCACCAATCCAAGTTTCTCCGTCTTCGTCAAATTTACCGCCCTCGGCAGGATCCCAGCCTTGCAAACCAACCACAAGGTCAATTGCTCCGCACATGGTATGGCCTCTTCCACCGTATCCTGAAGTAATGTCTGCATTTCTATCTCTGCCAATAATGATTCTTGCATTATTTCGAACTTCTTTTGGATAAACAATTTCAGCTTCAGCCCGTGCATATCTCGGCTGCTTTTCATCTAGCTTAGTATTGTCTAACCCTGCAACGGGATTATTTCCTAATTTATGTTCAAATGGACTTAAAGTTTTTTTGTTTGACATTTTTAGTGTTTTACCTTAATATTAAAATTATAGAGAGGAGGTTGCGTCTCTATCACTAGCGTTCTTTTTGACAACAACTAAATATCGACCCGTGCTGATGGGAGTTCCGTCTGCATTCAAAGGTATTGTCATACCTTTTTTAACGGTAGAGCTTAGATTACCTCCTGCCAAATAAGCAATACCATCTTTAACAAGGTAAACAATATCTCCATGAGAGACGAAATCATCACCCGGACGGGGCCTTACCAAAACATCTCCAACTTGCAAAACTACTCTTTCTCTTACTAAAGAATATAGACGCCACGGGCCTCCATCTGTTTGTCTATTCTCAAGTGCTGTTTGGCAGTAGGCTCGGTGTTTGGAGCTACCGGGGAACTCACCAGCATTTTTAAGAATCCAGCTAATAAAAGCCGCTGACCAAGCGGTCCATGTTTTGGGATCTCCAGTAGTAATAAATCCTGTGCCAAACTTGGGCGCGGAGCTATCATTAAAATATTTATTTAAAACAGATCGCATACCTGAACTATTTGTCTGTTTACCTGACCAAAGGGTAGCCTCGCCATCCACTCTTGATTTAATATCTGATATTTCGTCAGAAACCCAAGTTGTTCCGTAGGCTGGCTCTATAGCTGCTTCATATTCGATTATTTTGTTTGTTGGTGAAGTACCGGGTTCTAAAGCAGTACCGCCCACAGTGGGGCCTTCACCATGCGCTGTTCGGGAGCCGCCTGCGGCGGAATCCAGCAGAGTATAATCGTCTTGCTGAGCAGCGTAAATAACATTAGTTATCTTGCCACTTCTGTAAGAAAAATTATCAAAAGCGACTGATACAATTGAATTTTTCCCCGGAAGATCAGGCTCAGAATCTGAATCAGGGGTATATTTCAGAACAGGATGCATCAAAATAAAAGATATTCTTTTGAGCGGGTCTGAATAAGAATTGGGATCTGGTATATGTCCGTGGATTTCAGGAACTCTACAAAAGCAAAAAGCCTCTTTAACCCCTGTTCCTCTTTGGGCACTAGGAAGAATAGCTTTAATCAATTTGTATAATAAGCTGTCTTTCTCTGGTGTACTAAAAGAAAGAAGCACTTGAGCATCAAAATTGAGGCGACTTTGAAGTATATCCTCATTCATTAAATTAGAGATAGATTCATTGTAAACAGCCGAAGCGTTGTCTTGAATCTGATCTCTAGTGACTGTAGGGACTTTCCTTCTTTGTGTTGTAGCGTTAAGCTCTCCGCGCTTAATCTGCGACATCTTCTGAGCCTCCCTGTAACATATCAAAGATCTCGGCTCTATCAGTGTCTGACAGACCAGTATCACCAGCCTGTTGCTTGTAAATTAAACTAGACACCTTCACCAATTGCTCGTTTGACCGTTGCAGGGTTTCAACATATTTGGCAGCAGTTTGGCCCACCACCTTGTGGTGCTCTTCGTCTTTACTGATATAACGAATAACGTCATCAAGAAGCTCTCTTGTAACTTCCCTATCGTCTTGGATGTTTTTGATTGCTTCTTCTAGGTAGTGGTCCAGCTTTTTCATATGTCGCCCTTATCCCAACGCTCACGGAAAACACGGTACTTGATACGCAACTTGTTTAGGTTATTAACAACTTGCTTCGTATTAAGACCTGTGATCTCCCGCATATATAAATAAATAGCTTTCTTATTAAAAATTTCTATATCTTCGGCACTTTCAAACAACATACGGATAGCATTTAGAACCTTTTCTTCGTTTGTCTTCATTTTATCGTGTTCCCAAGAATCAATCTCGTTCTTGAGGAAGTCAAAGAATTCAGAGTGCTCGCGCTTTTTATGATAAGGGTTGGTTGTTGAAATGTACTTTAATTCTAGATCTTTTGGAAGATCAATAAACTCAATCTCTGTTCTGGTGCGCTTGCTTTGCTTCTTTACCTTGTGAATAAACCAATTCTTAGTGATAACTGAGAAGTACGAGAAAGCTTTTGAGCCTCGGTTCACATCGTACTTGTCTAGGATAGTAATAAGCCAAACCTTGCACTCCTCTCTCAGAGAGTCAATATTTGGGAGGGTTGTAAACTTATAGGTGAAAACGATTTTATCAACCATTTCATCAAACACTGGGCCGATAAATCTTGTGTATAGATATGTGCGCTCTTTTACGTCTCTAGTGGCCACATAGTCAAGGATAGCCTTCTCATGCACTTCAGTGAAATACTTCTTCCCAGTGCCTCTTCTACGCCGTCTACGGACAGGTCTCTTCTCACTCGACATCTTGATCGTCCTCCTCTAGTAGGTCTTCGTTGCCTTCGAAAAGGGCAACAATATCAACGAAGTCTTCCAGTGTTGCAATCAAATCTTTAGAGTGATTAATTAATCCACCAAGAACGTCATCGCCATAAAACATTTCAAGTTCATGGACTGATACCAAGTGAGCTGAAAAAGCTAACACCTGCTCCACTAGGGAACCAAGGTTGTCGGACATGTAATATAAATCATTTAATAGCTTTCTTCCATACCAGATAAAGAAAACATTTAGTCCGACAGAAGCGATCAGCAAGCTAGTAAGTATGAATATCTCAGTCATTCTCCAGCCCCCTCATCATTTCTTCTTTTTGCGCTTGCACTTCTCGCTTTGTATCTTCGATAAATTCCTTCACAACCTCTCCTGCTTTCTGCTTCTTGTGGGAAACACAAAAAGGCAAAGAAGGAACCCTAGTTAAAGAACCCTCTTTACCACACTCGCAAAAAGCTAACTTTTCAGAAATTGAATGGATTTTTTCGAGATGGTCACCACAGACATCGCACCTATAAGTATACTTTGGCATATTATTCAGCCAAACTTTCTTCTTCTTCGTTAAGCTTCACAAGCGGAGGGTTCATCACCACAAGTCCCTGCTCCGAAAGCTTAAATCGGAATCCCTTTAGAACTGGAACAATGTCGGACTGTTCCATTAGGGACTTTTGCAAGGCCATCATAAGCGATCCCATAGCCTGATCTGATAATGTCATTTCGTTATTCATTTGTAATCTCCTTAATATAATCTGATAGAATAGTTTTGGCTCTCCAGCCTAGTTTTTCATTTGCATCTCTGGTGTCTGCCAGAGTTTCTTTTGATTCTCCCGGTCTTGCGGGTATATGCTTGATGTTATCACCAAACATTTTTGCCACTTCGTTGAGAGAATAATTTTTACCTGTTCCTAAATTAAATATTTCTGCTTTCCAGTCACTCTTAGACATGAGATAAAGACCCTCGCAAATGTCTTGAACATGTGTAAAGTCCCTTCTCTGTTCTCCGTCTCCGACAACTGTCAAAGGTTGACCCTTCTTGAATTGCTGTTCAAATTTAGCAATCACTGGTGTGAACTCACCGATCAGCGGGTTTCTTGGTCCGTAAACGTTAAAGAACCTAGCGATAACTGTTGATAGGCCATAAATTTTCGAGTACATCTCACAGACTTCTTCTGAAAGCTTTTTACTGAAAGTGTAAGGGTTTTTATACTTGCCACCATAACAAGATGAAGAGCCAGCAAGCACCACTCTGGTATTGTAACGCCTAGCAAACTCACACACTGCAACAGTGCCTTGAACGTTGGTTTGCATCCACAGTTCAGGATTCTTGAAGCTAGGCTGTATCCTAGCCTCCGCCGCTAGATGGAAAATACAATCATAATTTCTCTCTTGGAGTTTTGTAGTGATTAATTTAATATCTCCAATGAAGTTGTTGGCTTTGCTGTTTTCGTTTTCAATAAATCC